AAAAGAATCTTGTTTGCCGATATTGATAAGGTAACGGCAGACATTACCCCCGAAATCGCAAAGACTTTGATTCAAGCAGCTATAACTGCAAAAGATGAAGTAAAGAATGTGCATGGTGAAACATGGACTATTGATGAAACGGAAGCATCTGTTACTGGTTACAAGAATCAGTTGACCGGTCAGACTTATCGTTATGATACGACTCCCGGTGAAGTTAGTCCGTCTTTCTCTATCGGTCAGTATGACTATAAAACAAAAGCTGAACTAATGGGTGGTGAAGCGATTAAGAAAGGCGGTGAAGGTTCGGATAAGGACTCCCTTGTTGGCTGGAGACGTGCGGCTGGTAAGGTTGTTATCAATAAGGCTCTTTTCTGCCTTACCGACGATGACGTTTGGTTTATTTTCCCGAACTGTCAGATTGTGGCCCGTGAAGCTAACACGGACAAAGCTATTGCCATTGCTGTGAAAGGGCTGGTACAGGAGCCGGATACGGAAGGCGTTTCTTCTGAATACAATTATGATGAAGCGGAAGTACAAGCACTGACGCCGGAAGCATAAGGTAAAAGATAGAATGATGGAGGGGTAGATATTCTGCCCCTTCTAAAATTAAAAACATGAATAAAGGCGCACAGATTGTTTCGGCTTCGATTATTGGAGCGGATTTTGTGAATGTTATGGTAAATGGTCGATGCTACACGGTTTACCCGCCGACAGTGCATAAATTGGCTGGGGCAGGAATGTTCCTTTCTGATTTTGGTGATGAACAAACAGTACGTGATGTGATTAGTAGTGTCAATGACTCCGAAAAACTTGCACATGCCTTTTCGTGGCTTGTACAAGGAAATGACGAATTATTCGATGAGTTGTCTCATGGTACATTTGATGAACTTGTTGATGCTATTGATACGGCTTACTCTCTTATCTCTGTTGAAAATTTTACCAGGCTATCAACTTTGGCGAAGAACGTAGCAAGTCTGATAGCAAAACAGAGGTAATCGGAAACGATTGTCTGCTCGGACAGATTGCAACGTTCATGGAAAATCTGCATCTGTCGTATCGGGAAGTGGTTTATGACATACCATATAGAAACTTAATTATCATGCAGAAAGATAAGTTGCATGTCTGTTATGGTGAAAAAGTGAACAGGATAAGTGGTAAAGAATTAGCAAACAGAAGAAGAAAAAGAAGATAACAGGTAAAGTTAAAGCCGGAGAAATCCGGCTTTAACTAAATAACTTTATCATGAGTAGGATCGTAAGTCATTTCTTTATTCTTTTTTTCTATACGAAAATCTTTTATTTTTGATGAAAGTGATTTTTCTAGAGTTTGTTTTGCCTTGCGGTACGTACCATCGTTTGATGGATGCCGTGAACTAACAATAGCTCCTATAACTTTTTTATCTTTCAAATATCCTTGATTGTAGAATAAGTTCACAGTATTGCCAATTTGCGTTACTGCGTGTGCTATATCTGTTCCCTTTAGTTCTACAAAAATATAAATACAATTAGAAGGCGAAGCAGGTGTATATACAAATAAATAGTCACACTTTCTATGTTCCGATGAACTATCAAAATAACCGTCAATTTTTATTTTGTCAACTTCAGAAACCTGTTTAGATACAATAGTGAATTTACTTTTATTCTCGCTAACAGTGAAACGTGAAGTGCATCTACATTTAGATAACTTATATTTGTCATCAAAAGATGTAGTGTCCGTGAATTGAGTTTTTCTTTCAAAGCATTTACAACCCATCTCTTCCGATATTACAAAGTTCATCAAAAATATGTCCTAGTTCGTTGGACGCTTCGTCAATATATTCTGCGCCTAAAGATTTAATGTCAGTATCTTTTATGTCTTTAACAGTTCCATTTGAATGAAAGAAATAAGAAGATACATCATCAAAATCAATCATAGCCATTGAGGGAATGAGTTCTTTTATTTTAGATAAAACAAGTTTTTTGTTATTGCTTTTCTTTAATACTTCTTGTGCTAATATTAAATTATCTACTACTGATAATACATAAGGGCTGTGTGTTGTAATCACAATACTTCCATTTGACTTTCTCATTTTTCTCATAATCCAATCAATTAGGAAATGTTGAGTAGAAGGGAATAAATTTAATTCTGGTTCCTCTATGACTAACATTTGTTTTTTCTTGCTTTCAACATATTGGTTAAATACAATCCATAGTGGGATGATTGATTGAATTCCACTAGAAGTTTGAGATAGCTTTACTTCTTTGTTTTCATTCATTAGATATACTGTGTCACCATTGTTATTGAATGACACTTTAATATTAAGAATATTTATGTTGATATTATTGTATTGAATTCTAGCCTTTTCATATAAACTACCAAAATCCTTTATACAATCAGGAATGCTAGCTCCTGCTTGAAGTAAAGAGAATATACTATTAGAAAAAGTTGAAATCAATAACCTTTCAGCTGGAATATATACGGGTATACATTCTTCATAAAGAAGCCCGACTAAAGCCGGTTTAATTAATTCTACCATATCCTTATCTTTTAAATCTAAAAGATTCTTAAGGCTTTTGATAAAATCTTTAAATGCAAGGTTGTTCTCTTTTTTTTCTATAAATTTTAAAATAAAATCATATGACTTTGAAGTATTAGCCATTTCCATTAAATCTGCATCTTCATAATTACTATGAAATTTATTTAGTCCTATTTCCCAATAATATTTATCATTCCTATAATGAATAAGAGTTGCAGATGTAAACTCAAAATTGATATTATATTTGTCTAGTAAAGCGGAAAAACCATTGAAATTCCCTTCTTTAATACTCCAAAAAACGGAATTGTTAAATATTGCAAGAAGTTTAGCAATAGTACTTTTCCCACTAGACGTATGCCCTATAAAGAAGTTATATTTCCTTATTTCTATATCCGCCTGTTTTATTGCTCCAAAATTGTTTACGATTAGATGTGCCATATATCAATTAGTTAGAGTTACTTTTTAAATAGAGAGTAACTAATTAGCAAATGTAGTCATTTATAGTGGTATTATACTTAAAGGGCTCTTTTTTTATTTTAAAAACAATAAAAAGATAGTAGATGTTTGTATATGTTATAAATTCTCCGCTAACTTCTTAATATCCTCTTTGCTATTGATAACGTGAGTGCTGTCACCTATGCGGACAGCTCCTATTACTTCGTCGGTGGACTTCTCAAAGAGGTCTGGAACTTGAACATTCAAAGCAGATGCTATTCGTTCTAATACTTCTACTGAAGGATTGCCATTTATGTGCTGACTTAATCCTACTCTGGATATTCCCATCTTATCAGCAAGCTCTTGAACAGTTGTTCCTTGCTCTTTTATAACTTCTTTTATTCGTAAAGCCATAACTATTCTAAATTATATTTTGTGCAAATATACATATTTTTAAATATGTAAAGCGATAGCTATTCTTAAACTAAGTTAATGTAAAGCGAAATGTTTCTATTTTATTTGTTTGTTTAAAGCGAACGGTTTACATTTGCATTGTGATTATAAAACGATAGATATATGAAACGTTACAATTTAAGCAAGATAATGAAAGAAGCCCATCAGATAAAGAAGTACATGAAACTGTATTCTCTTACTCACGGTGTGAAGACTTGGGCAGATTGTTTGAAACTTGCTTGGGCTAACGAGAAAGAACGTATCTCTAAAGAAGAGATAAGAGTGGCAGAGAAGCAAGCTATGAAATCCGCTTTGGCACAACCGGCAGAGCGTAGCTCTTATGATGATTTGTCGATACCTCAATCCGCTTACTACAATCCGTATAGTTACGGGCGTTTCGGTGCTCACTATGTGGGTGATTAAAGTAGAACTTATAGTACTAACACATAAATATAATGAACATGCAAACAGAGATTATTAAAAGGAACAATTCTTCTTCGTATGAAGTTGATTTGATTGAAGTGAGAGAAGGTAAGGCAGTAACTTCCTCATTGGTAGTTGCCGAATATTTTGGTAAAGCACATAAAGATGTACTTCGGGCTATTAAAACATTGGAATGTAGTGAGTTATTTAACCGGCGCAATTTTGCGCCCGTTGAATATGTTGATAAAAAAGGTGAAAAAAGACCCATGTATTATCTCACCCGTGACGGCTTTACTTTCTTGGCTATGGGCTTCACTGGTAAGGTAGCCGCCCAATTCAAAGAAGCGTACATTAACGCCTTCAACGAAATGGAAGAAATGCTTCGCAAGAATGATTGTACCAAGTATGCCGAAAAGATATTCAAGTCCGAACTGAACCGTTTCAATAAACGGTTGAAAGAAACTGCGAAAAGAATAAGAGATGAAAAAGGGTTTGGATATGGTGTTTATGGCGAAATAATGGCAGGCGTCTTTGACTGTGACAAACTCCCATTTCAAGAAAGATTGCGTAATATCTTTGCCCAAATAGGTAACGCTTATGTAGAGGGTTATTATTTGGCAGGTCACTATATAAATGCTGACAATCAAAACAAGCAGATACGCAAGTTGATTTCTGATTTTGAGGGAAAGCTGGTAGAGGGATTCAGGATATATCCGAGTATATAAATAACACGATTATTCAAAGGCAGTCTTCGCACGACTTTAAAGGCTGCCTTTGCAATCAAAAGCAACAATATGAAAGTGTTATCTTTTAATTGAAGTTAATAATAGATGTGCAATAGTTATTACAATTTAAACCATGAAATAAGATGCAATGCTTTGATATTGTATGCAATATATCTGATTTTTAAGGCGTTGTACGCTTAAATAAAACTTCTCAACTTTGCGAAAAGAAATAAACGCAGCATCTCGGTGGCTCTCGATGTGGTAAGATATAAAAGGTCGTTAATCCGGCAGGTGTAGAGAGCCACAATATTACACCACTGGATTGGCGACCTTTCTCTTTTGTATGATTCTAAGCGTAGATAAGGTATGAAAGAGGGTTCAGCAAGTCGGTAAGGCGTGAAGAGGTTCGAATCCTCGCTTGCTACAAAATCGGATAAAGAAAATCCCCAAAGGCGGTAAAGTCCGAGCCGCCAATGGGGATAATGTTTAACTGTTGCAAATATAAGAATTATGAACCAATTAACAAAATCAAGTTCAAGCGAAGAAATAAAGATGTATTTCAACGCTATTTTAAAGTTAGCGAAAGCGAGTGAAAAATATCCGGTTAATTTGGATGAAGTTTGGATGCTTATTTATGAACGAAAAGATAGTGCAGTTAAAGCACTTGTTCGTGACTTTATTGAGAATGAAGATTACAAGCTGCTCCACCGAAAAGCGGAGCAGGTATCGGGGGCTAAATATGTGGATGATTACTATCTTACAGTATCGTGCCTTGAATACTTTATCGTCAAAAAAGTACGTCCAGTTTTTGAAGTGTATCGTAAAGTTTTTCATAAGGCTACCGAACATATAAAGCTACTGAAAGAGCCAACCATTAAAGATAAGATAGCGGTGGCCGATTGGCTAACTGGCTTTCTTAATCTGAACGAAAGTAGCAAACTGGCTTTAGCAAAAACTATTGCAGAACCTCTTGGTTTACCTACACCCGATTATACACCATCAAAAGGTATTCTAAAATCAGCTGGCGAACTTCTGAAAGAAAATGAATGCCCAATCAGCGCGCAAGTATTCAATCAGAAAATGATTGAGAAGGGCTACATGATTGAACTTACACGTCCATCAAGCAAAGGCGGTGTGAAGAAATTCAAGTCAATAGTAGGTGAGGGATTAAGCTTTGGTGAAAATCAAGTGAACCCGAATAACCCTAAGAGTACCCAGCCGCTTTACTATGAAGAGAGGTTTCTGGAATTGCTTATTTTGTTGTAGTTGAGACAAACAGCTTAAGCAGATAATGCGCACCTCATTAGGTTGGGGTGCGCTGTTTGTATTAATAGTATATTATTTTATATTCTTCATTTGCCAATTCATATAAATCATTTTCATTATATACTATTATTTTATCATTCTTGATTATTTTAATGATAATTTCTCCTGTATTTAAATGCGGGATGATACTTTGTGCTTTCTCTTTGTCATCTTCTGTTGCATCACTGCTCCACCTGCGTTTATTTGTAACTACATTAGATACGACAGAGGTTTTATTGGGGATGGGTGCATGTTTGTCGTTTTGTTGTGATTCTCTTTTTAGATACAATTCTATCATATTCTTAATGCTACTCACATTATCTGTCATACTCCATATCTTAAAGAATAGGATAATTTGAAGTATTCCAAACACAATGATGATGATTGATACAATGTTCAATGTAGTTTCCATAATGATTAGTTTTAATAATTGATAAACAAAAGTATCTCAAAAATTAATCACTCCCAACTATTTCACGACAATTATTCCGTTGTCGTGCTTTTGCAATCTATGAAATAACAAAATAAACCACCGCAACTTATCTTTACAATTGTTTTCCAACAATCCCCCGATTGTTATGTATTAGCATGAAAATACATGGACTAAAGTTTGGATTTGTGGTAGATTTGAAAAGTTATAAATAAAAAATCAAAATAAAATGAGCAAGCTCGTATTTCGCGTGACTTCGGATTGGCAAGAAGTTGTAAGATTAAGGAAAGAGATAGAGAAGTTGAAACAAGAACTTCTTTCTATGAATCCAACACAATCTCCTGCCGCTTTTAAAGCCCTTAATACCCAATTATTCACTTCTACGCAACGAATGAATGAATTGGTAACCGATGCAGCCAAAGCCGGTGCGGTTATAGAAGGTGACTTCAAAAAGAAAATATTCGATGCTTCCCAGACAGTAAATGGATTTTCTGAAAAGATTATTGCCCAAAAGGTAATAGTCAAAGATATTGAAGCGGATGTGAAACGACTCGGAGATGCTTATCGTACTGCTTTGAAACGCAATCCATTATCTGCAAGTGGCAAGTTGGAAGAGTACAATGCTGCCCGCAAGGCTCTTGATGAAGAAAAGGCGGCTTTATTTGGATTAACCCAACAACAAGCCGAAGCACGTCTTTCTGTAAAGAAACTACGGGATGAATACGCCCTTTACAATGATGATGCTAAGAAAATCGTAGAAAGTAATAATGGTATCGCTATTTCTTGGAAGAAAGCATTGGCGGTTATTGGTGGTGCTGGAGTATTAAAGGCATTAGGTTCTGAAATGATTCGTGTTCGTGGCGAATTTCAATCCATGCAGACTGCTATTGAGACTATGGTTGGCAAAAATGTCGCAGGTAAACTCATCCCCCAAATTAAAGAAATGGCAAAGGTATCTCCTCTCACTTTAACTGATTTTGTCGGCGCGGAGAAGATGATGCTTGGGTTTAATATCGAATCAGAAAAGACCATACGTTATTTGCAGGCGTTGAGTGATATTTCAATGGGAAATAGCCAAAAATTCAATTCTTTGACTTTGGCATTCTCCCAAATGTCGGCAGCAGGCAAGTTAATGGGTCAGGATTTGAATCAGATGATAAATGCCGGTTTCAACCCGTTGCAAATCATATCAGAGAAAACAGGAAAATCCATTGCTACGCTGAAAGATGAAATGTCTAAGGGGGCTGTTTCCGCAAAAATGGTACAGCAAGCATTTATTGATGCCACTTCCGCTGGCGGCAAGTTCTACAATATGTCAGAGAATGCCTCAAAGACTATCAATGGACAGTTGTCTATGATGCAGGATGCGATGGATGCTGCCTTCAATGAAATAGGACAGAAATCGGAGGGTGTCATAATGAAAGGTATTCAAGTGACTACCTCACTGATTGAAAATTATGAAACAGTAGGAAAAGTTTTGGCTGGTCTGATTACAACATACGGAACATACCGCACCGCTGTGATGCTTGTTACTGCCGCCGAGAGCAAGCATACCCTTGTGGAGATTGGACTTATCAACGCTCGCATATTGGCAAGAAAGGCGCAATTGGCTTTAAACGCTGCTATGCTTACCAATCCTTATGTTGCTTTGGCTACGGTAGTAATGGGGCTAACGACCACAATGTGGGCGATGTCTGACAGTGCAACTGCTGCTGCACGTGCCCAAAAGGAATATAACGACATTAAAAATGCAGCATCTAAAAAGGAGCAGGAGCATAGACAGAAAATAGAAGAACTGTTAACTGCCGCCCGTGATGAAAGTTTGGCTACTCTCACTCGCCAAAAGTCATTGGAGGAACTTCGTAAGGAATATCCGAAAATCTTTGAGCAATACGATGTTGAGAAGCTGAAACTGGAGGATATTCTAAAGTTGAAGCAACAAATCAATGAAGAGGATTCAAAACAGTCCGTTCAAGAGAGAAAAAACGACTATATCTCATTAAAGCAAACGGTTTCCAACCAACAGAGATACCTGCAACTATTTGATAATCCCGACTTGCGTAAGAACATGTCTAAATCTGATATGCAAATATGGAGAATGTTCGCAGGCAAGCAGTCCTACGTACAGGTTCGGGAGCAAATGGAGAAGAACTCCGAGCTTTTGAAGAAATACCAGAAAGATGTATTGGATGACAATATATCCGCTTATAAAGCCAACCTTAAAAACTATTCCAAAGAAAGGCTTGAAGCGGAATTGGAGCTTGCTCAATCGTCCGCATCAAAGCGCAACGGTTTTGTTGTAAATGGGATGATGGTTAAAGGTGGTGATTTAGAAGGTGTAATATCTTCTATCAATGGTGCATTGGCAGAAAAGAAATCTCCGACTACTTACAAACAAGATTACGAGAAAGCTAAAAAGGACTGGGAGGATGCCAAGAAGAAACTCTCTGAAATAGAGAATGACAAATTCAAGTTTACTTCAAAACAGTATGAAGAAGCCAAGAAACGGGTAGAAACAACTGAAAAAGCCTACAAGAATTTGGGCGGCATCACCGGTAGTTCATTAACCAAGCAGGAAAACCAGGCAAAAAAGGAAGCGAAAAACCAACTTAAACAGCAAGAAAAGCTTGCCAAGCAGCTTCTTTCCCTTCGTCGCAAGAACCAGCAGGACGAAATCAACCTCATGGCTGACGGAACTGAAAAGAAGCTGGCGCAAATAGACTTGGACTATCAGAAAGAGCTTGATGCCATCCGTAAGCAAGAACAGGAATGGAGTAAGGCTAATGGTGGCAAGCTGACAAAGGAGCAGTCTGTACAAATATCCCTTTCGTATTCGCAGGCAGAAAATAAGCGTGACAAGTCAATCTCCGATGTTAACAAAGAGGAACTCGAAGCCATGAACCGCTACCTGAAGGAATACGGGACGTTCCAGCAGAAGAGGGATGCTATAACAAAAGAGTATAACGACAAGATATTCAAAGCCACTACCGAAGGTGATAAGGAATCTTTGAAAAAGGAGTTGGAGAATAAACTTAAGGAGGTAAATTTTGATGAACTAAAATCTTCCATAAACTTTGTCGATATATTCGGAGATTTGGACACACAATCTACCGATGCAATTACACGAATGCGTGATAAACTGAAAGAAATCATCAATGCTTCTGCTAAGGATTTGAAGCCTACTGATTTGAAAGCCCTTCAAGATGCTCTTAGTGGCATTGATTTGAAAATGGCAGAGAGAACACCTTTCAATGAACTCAAACAAGGGATTGACAGATATAAAGATGCCACTCACGCGGTTATCAAGGCACAAAAGGATTTGAACACTGTGCAGCAGGGTGGGGAGATTATTGTTGGTTCTTACATTGATTCCACTGGGAAAATTATCAAGAAATTACTTACACAGACACAGGCGGAAAAGAATCTTGATAAGGCACAGGCGGACAGACAAGATACATTATCCACTTTGACTAAAGCTGCTAATTCCATAGGCTCTCAAGGCATGGAAGTAATCAATGCCGGAAATCAAATCGTAGATATGCTTGGGAATTTTGGCGTTGCGATTCCCGAGGCTGTTGGTATTACATTAGACGGAATTGGGCAGACGATGAGTGCCCTTGAAAATATTGATTTAACCAAGCCCTTCTCTGCTATAACTGGAAGTATTGGAGCCTTGACCGGAATTGGTAATACTGTAGCTGGGCTGTTTGGTTTTGGTGGTGCCGACTATTCCGGTTACGAAAACATGAAAGCCCAGTATGAGACATTGATAACCGTTTGGGACGAGCTTATAACCAAGAAGATGGACTACATCGACATCGACTATGGAACGGAAGCGATAAAAGCGGCGGAGGAAGCCGAACAGCTTGTCAATATCCAGATAAACAGACAAAGGCAGCTAATCAAGCAGCTTGCATCCAGCGGGGCAAGTGTCGGCTCCCACTCATTGGGATACCGTATAAATGATAGATTATCCAAGGAAGACTATCAACGAATTTCAGGTTTGGTCGGGCAAAAGATTACAGCGGAATACCAGTTGTGGGATTTGTCTTCCGAACAGATAGAAAAGATACTTTCCGATGAAAAGCTTGTGTCTGTACTCGATACCGTCAACAGGGATTTTGTCACCTATTTGCAGAATATCGCAGATTATGGCGACCGGCTTACCGAGATTGCGCAGAAAGAGAAGGAGGCTATTACCGGAATAGGCTTCGATGAGTTTAAAAGCGGCTATGCCGATTTGCTTTCCGATTTGGACAGTACCAACGAGGACTTCGCCGATAACTTCGAGAAGTATTTGCAGAAAGCCATCTTCCAGTCGCTTATTGCCAATGAGTACAAGGACAGAATCAAAGAACTGTATGATGCGTGGGCGGATTACGGGAAGGACGGTCTGTCCTCCGATGAAGTTCAGGCACTTCGTAATATGCAACAGAATCTTACAGACAGCCTGCTTGCCGAGCGCGACAGACTGATGCAGGGTTTTGGCTGGGAGTCAGAAGTAGGTTCCACCCGTGAAGCCTCCCGGAAGGGTATCGCCACAGCCTCGCAGGATTCGGTAGACGAGAACAACGGGCGGCTGGCCGTCATGCAAGGGCATACGTACTCCATCAACGAGAATGTCAACCGTATGGCTACCGGCATAGACACTATCGCCGCCCATACCGTCAACCTCTCATGTCTGACAAACATAGACAAGACCATGCAGTCCATCCTTTCCATGCGGGATGCCTCGCTTACCCATCTGTCGAATATAGACAGTCACACGGCAAGGCTGGAAGCTATCGAGAACGCCATTGTCTTTATGAAGAACGATATAAACACAATGTTGATTAAGGGTTTGAAACTTAGCAAGAATTAAAATATGAAAGGACAACTCTACATAGACGGCAAAGATGCTTCCGATTACGGAATGATTTCTATATGGGGCAGCTATAACGAATTAGTCGCATTTCCAAATTCCAAAACTCCCGATAGCAATGACTGGGCAGAAGAAGACGGAAAAGAGTTTGACCTATCCGCTATTGCTTTGGATTCTAAGGATGTCACCCTTGAATTTGGCTTCTTCGATGAATGGAAGTTCAACGACTTCGTAGCCCTTCTCTCAGATATGGGATACCACGACTTCAACTTCCCGCAACTCGGACGTACATTCCGGTTGAGACTTTCTTCACAGAGCAGCTTTGAGATGTTCAACAGCTCCGAGCGGTCGAAGTTCGTCTTTGCGCATGACTTCCCCCGTCCGGCCGATTACGTCTACGAAGAGCCTGTCAATCTATATACCATGTCTAAGGGCTATGAACTGGACGATGTGGACTTATCCGCCTATGGTGTGATACTGCTCAAGGGAAGCAACCAAGAGATTCTCAAATCCCCTGCCGTGAAGAAGAACCTGCTTCAAAACTTCAAATATCAGGACGGGGCAATCTATGACGGGCAGTTCGTGAAGTTCCAGACGAAAGATGTGAACCTTAAATGTCTGATGCGTGCCCCGGACTTCGATACGTTTTGGCGAAACCGTGATGCTCTTTTGTATGACTTCACCAGACTATCAGTTAAGACCGATGCCGAAGGATACGAGTATGAAGACGCAGAGCGTATATTTTATGTTGACGAATGGTCTGAAAGCTACCCGTGTTATTACAAAAGCTGCAAGACAGAACACTTCAATCCTCTTGGTGGGATATGGTGGGAGTTCACTTTGACCCTTGTGTTCACCAGCTTTCGACTTGGTGATACCGAGTATTTGCTTGCTTCGGAATCCGGAGAATTTATAATAACTGAAGATGAAGAATGTTTTATTGATTTAGGAGATTAGAGTTATGCCATTAAGAAAGAAGAAAATATCAGAATTGCCCCTTGCCGACAGCCTAAAGGGATTATATACCATTGGTTACAAAATCATAGATGGTATCAAGACCAGTGTAAAGGTTAGCTTGGAAGATATTCAGACCGCTTATCAGGATGTCGTCAATGCAATTAAAAAATCAGAGGAAGCGGCCAAGAACGCAAATAATGCCGCTGTAACCGCCAATGAAAAAGCCTCGCTTGCCAATACGGCCGCAGCCAATGCCAATGACACTGCGGAACACCCTACCTATATAGGAACAGACCATTATGTCTACAAATGGAACAAGACCGCCCAAGCATACGACAAGACGGACATCTACTGCAAGGGTGACGCCTTCTCCATCAAGAAGGTATATGCTTCAGTTGCTAACATGGAAGCCGATAAGAGCAATCCGGATATTGCAGAGGGCGATTTTGTATTGGTGAATACGGGTGATGTTGAAGACCCCGACAATGCAAAACTGTATGTCAAGGCTGACGGTGACTTTGAGTTCCTTGTCGATATGTCCGGCGCTATCGGCTTCACGGGTAAGACACCTCAATTCTCAATGGGTACGGCTACTACGCTTGAAGCCGGGGCATCCGCTATAGTTACGGTATCAGACGATGGTACGGACAGTGACGGCAATCCAAAGTACAAAATCAACTTCGCCATTCCCCGCGGTAATCCCGGTGCTCCTTTCCGTGTCTCCGGCGAATACGCCACCCTTGAAGCCTTGAAATCCGCTGTTCCCGATGGTTCGGCAGTTGACGGGTTCATGGCTGTAGGTACGGAAGCTCCTTATGATTACTACGCATGGGTGAACGGTGAATGGGTAAGCCAGGGGAAGATTGGCGGCATAGAAGAAGCGCCAACTGATGGAAAGGCATACGGTCGTAAGAATGGGGATTGGGCGGAAGTTCCTGAGCATTTAAATCTTACATCAGAGAATTTAAACGATATAAATGGAGCGGGGTTTGCTACGCAGAGAAGCGCTGCTGATTACACATCACCTGAAAATAATTATCCTATTAATGAGAATGGAGCATTGATTTTCGCAAACGCCAATTATGGTCGTTCTAATCAAATCTATGGCTCTTATCTAACTAATAGATGGTTTGCAAGAGGTAGTGGTAATCAACAGGACGTTAGGACTAATTGGAAAGAGTTTGCATTTACGGACGACGTCCTCACCAAGACCAACACTTCATCATTCACCCCTACGGGCGATTACCAGCCTGCAACGAAGAAGTATGTGGATGATAAACGCATTATGCTTACGATTACAGATGAAGCTCATATACAGTTGATTTCAAATCAAGAAGTTAAAGCAGGAGAAGCCGAATCAAAAATAAATCTTGTATTTGGAAGCATTGATAATTTTAAAAATATTATACAGAGATTATTAAGTGATAATATTTTATTCCTAAAAATTACAGAAAAAGAAATCTTTAAAGTAAGTACGAGTCACACATATTGCAATCCCGATAATGGAGCTTATGAACTTTCGTTTATTTATACTTATACTTCTATTGCCGATGCAAATAATATTAGCTTAGTTACAAAAAGAATTTTTATTGCATTGAATTCAAATGCTACAAATTTTTTCGTAGTAAAAGATATCCTCGTTTCCGACAACCTCACCACCCTCACCAAGAAAACCGCTGCCGAGTACGAGGCTATTGGCTCTAAGGATGCCAATACAGCATATTGTGTAACCAATTAAAGGATAATGATTATGTTAAAAATAGGAGAATTGACCTCAGGGCTATTTGCTGGAGATAAGCTGATTGCGGGCAAAGAATTTGATTGGAGCAAATTATATGATGCTTTAACCTATTTACCACCTACTGATACACTATATGGAACAAGAATGTTAATAATAGCCAATCTTAGTTCACACGATATTAGTCTATATAGAAGTGGACAATTAACTATTGTTGAAAGTGGTAAAATAGATTGGTATTCTAATGGTGTAGGTAGTAATATTGATTTTGATATACAAAATGAAAGCAACGGCCCTGTTAGATATTTAGAAATCTATAAATGTAGACTTGTAGGTAGTAGTGATTCGCAAATGGAAATTAATGAAAATATATGTCAACCTGGAAGTGCTATTCAAAGTTTTATTGCTGGCGATTTTGATGATTTAGATTATGTACTTTTTGTTTTTGATTATAATGAATAAATAAGATGATGTATATGAAAACAATCTACTACAACAGCAAATTAGCCAAACTTATCCTCTTTGGAGGCTACACAACTATAATGTTCTTCGGCTTTATCCTTACGAAGTTGAAAGAGTTGTCCGAAACAATCATACGCCATGAACGGACACATCAGAAACAGTTCTTCGAGTGTATGGAGATAGCGGCTATCCCGTCCGTATTATTATCACTCTATGTCAGTGCGTGGTGGTTGCTCCTTATCCCGCTATTCTACTACATTCTTTATTTGGCAGAATGGTTTGTAAGCTTCGTGTACCACCTGTTTACAGACAACATAATAGGCAGCGGTAAGGTAAACGCCAACGCCTATCGAGCGAGCGCATTTGAGATGGAAGCCAAACTCAACCAGGACAATCCGAACTACTTGAAAGAACGTAAATGGGGCGCATGGTTCAGATACTACGGCAAGATATGAAAATCCCGTCCTACTCTCACGAGCAAAACGGAATGACAGTAGTTCGCTTATTTGATAAGAGACACAAAGATAGGAATAATTGACAAATAACGATAAGATGAGTACAGAAGTTGTAAATGCAGCCCTTCAAACAAGTAAGGGGATTAGTGATTTCGGAATGATGGCTATAACCGCAGGTTTTTTCCTTGTGTTATCAGCCTTGTTGATGGTGGCGTGTTTCCGTTGGTTTATGAATATGGTAAACCAGCTTATGACATCACAGAAAGAGATAAACCAAGACTATAAGGACACCATGAGGCAGCTATTGGAAGAAACCCGTGCGCAGAACGAGCGGTTGAACGTGCTATCGGAAAGTCTCATGCCCGAAACGCAGCTGCGTATAAAAACGCTAAGCAATGTATTCTTCGACCTTTCCGTTGAGAAGGTGTGCCGTATTATCAAGAAAGTGCGTGAAGAAAACCATATATCAGACAAGGAAGCTACTGCAAGAAAGATACGTACATTGCTTACAAACATACACGAGGACAGGAATTCAAAACTTGACTGCTTTTCGTATCGTGGGAACAGGCTTTCCGAATACACGGAAAGGAAATGGATAGAACAGGTTGCCAAAGCCGTTGAAGCGGAGATTTACAATGAAAACGGAGCGAACAACGGGAGGGCATACACGAATGTAGAGTCGGTCTATGCGAATATAAGATTAGAATTTTATCACAATTTGAATGAAAGATAAGGAGTAACAAAATGAAAAAGAAACTGATTATCGCAGCGATTGTTATCGCTATCATCGTGGGAGTTATGCTGTACATGCACTACACCCCGTTTTGGGTGAACCTGACTACTGTTGTATCATTCGGTGTCGGTGTTGTTGCCGGATGGGTGGCTCGTTTAGTTTATGACAAATATTTCAAGGAGGATGTGCAGAATGAAAATATTGATTGACAACGGGCACGGAAGTAACACTTCGGGCAAGTGTTCTCCGGACGGAAGATTGAAAGAGTATGCGTATGCCCGTGAGATTGCCACACGTTTGGAAGCCGAATTGCGCAAACAAGGCGTTGACGCAGAACGTATCGTCAAAGAGGAAATAGACGTTCCCTTATCGGAGCGTTGCCGTAGGGCGAACGAATACAAGGCAAGTGACACAATCCTCGTATCTATCCACTGTAATGCAGCGGGAAGCGGCTCTGAATGGATGCAGGCACGTGGTTGGGAAGCGTGGACTTCGGCAGGTCAGACGAAAGCCGATAAATTAGCTGACAGCTTATATGCGGTAGCCGGACGACTTTTGCCGGGTATGAAGATACGCAAGGATATGACGGATGGCGACCCTGATAAGGAAAGCGGATTCTACATCTTGAAGCACACGAAGTGCCCGGCAGTCCTTACAGAGAACCTATTCCAAGACAATAAGGAAGATGTTGGCTTCTTATTATCGGAAGAGGGGAAGCGGGCAATAGTGGACTTGCATGTGCAGGGAATTGTGAACTATTTGAATAACTCTAAAAAGTAAACATCATGGCAGCAGAAGTTTTATCATTTCAACAAGAAGAAGGCAAAACAGCGTATTACGCAACGTTTGTCAGTGACGGTAATCCCGTTACCATACAGATAAAGAACAAGGGCGGAATGGTGACTGTATTTGCCAATATCGAGGGCATGAATCCTATCCCGCTTTCCCCAAATGCCAATCAAGCCTTAGGTCCTTCCAATGTGATATTTCGTCTTATTGGCATAGCGGCAGGTATGGAAATTACAATAAGAAGTGCTACGAAAGTGTCAGAAGCCAAAATGATTAAAGAGGGATAGCCTATGAAACCAATCATTATCCCTCACATCAGCATTCCTATAATCGGCATTCCCGTAATCAGCATACTTACCATAGGGTTTCCCGGTGCTGGCGGAAATAAGCCGCATCCATTTCCTGACGAAGGGTATTTATTATTAGCCAATGACGCTCCATTGTTGTTGACTAATGAAGAGCCGATATTGCTTACAAGTAAAAATAAATAGTAGTATGGAAGAGAAAACAGAAAAAGGACAACAAATTGGACAACTCCCCAAAAGAGACGTTTTGACGGGTAATGAGCAGTTTCCATTTCAAGAAGACAGAGAAAATGGTTCTATCACCCCTAACGCCCTAAAGCGTTTCATTAGTTCCGGAAAAGGTGGATATATGAGCTATATAACCGAGTATAATGTTTCCATTCATCATCCTTCATTCGGGATTGATGGCAGTAATAGATATACATTAGAAGGTGCTATTGTTCAAGTTCCGGAAGATATAAGAACAGCCGGGCTAAAAGTGTCATTCTTGAACAATAGCGGACTTGTGGAGACATGGGAATTTGCAGGTGGAGTATTTGAAAATATCGAGAACTGGAAATCAAATGAAGATAAATTGACCGATATTCGAGATGAAGCCATCGACAAAATAAAGGATGCGGAAAGTGATGCAATTTCAAATTTCAGTTCCCAGCGTGTTACTCCTGATATGCTGTCTGAATCGACCAAGCAGTTCATTAACGCAAGTGGCGGCGGTACAATAAATAATCTTGCGGACGACGAGGACCTTGTGTCTGTAGACAAAGGGGAAAGTTTAAGTGTTTTAAAATTTGCCGACCGTGCTTATAATCCTGACAGATTCAGCGGCAAGGGGTATAAAATATTGCGTAGGAATATTATAGACGGTAAAAATATACTTACGCAGGAAATGATAAATCAGCCTGATACTATATATGAAATCAGGTATGATTTTGATTTGGATGGCGCAGAAATAAGCATTCCTAAAGGGTGTATTCTAAAATTTAATGGGGGTCGTTTTTTAAATGCGTTGAATATCAAAGGGGATGTAGAAAACAAATACTTAATGCCGGAATGGTTTGGCGCGTCCAACGACGGTAAAACAGACAGCTCTGATGCATTTAATGCAATCGTGCGGATATGTCGCAGTATAAGATGTTCCAATAAGAAGACTTATCTGTTTACCAAAGACATAGATGCAAAGATTTTGAATGAATTGTCGATTGACATGAATATGTCTTCTTTCATAGATTTCCATATTGTCATAAACATGAATGATGGAATAAATGATTGGAGATCGGCATACTCTTCTATCGGGCTTTCAATCAAAGAAGGATTTATCATGTCTAAAGGCAGCGATACGAAATACCGTAATTGGCAAATTCCTGTCATAATCAGTGGGGTTCCTGTACATTTGGATAATATGAATATAAGGCGGGTTCCTTATATACTGGCATTGGCTGATAGATATATTGATGTCATGCGTTGGCATAATGTCATTTATTATTCATGGGAGGACACCTATTCGGATGTAACATACCGGCTTGATGCTATAAATGTGGTGTTAAGGGATGGTACTATATCCAAAATGAATGAGGGACAAGAGTTAGCGGGAGATGCTTGGATATTTAATTCGGTAAATGAATTCAGAGGGTATAACGAAAAAAGGACTTTTGATTATAAGTTAGGTACATTCAGAGGAGGACTGTATACTAACTTCATTAATTGCATACAAAGCAATATAACATTAACTCAAAAAATCAAAGCTAATTTTACCGGCTGTCACTGGGAAATCAGCGGAGTTACAATTGAAGGTAGTGGAGGTCTCATTCAAGCCAACTTTATAGGCTGCTATTTTTATATGAATAGCAGGATATTAAGTGAAAATCAAGGCGTAACATATATTGGTTGTTATTTTAGAGGGCTATGGGATAAAGCCGGAGATATGACAATGCCTGAATTTTTGAACAATACTGATATTGTGGATATGAATTGCGTGTTTCTCAACTGTAGAATAGGGGGGACATTGGTTGATACAAATCGGTACAAAGCCTGTTATTATAATTATAAGAGAACGACTTCATTAGGAATGCGCCAGTATGTTATGGACGCTTTTAACAAAGGAAATATTGAATTAAGGGATACCGGTAACATTATTAATAACCGGGAGAATGGAAATTATAAATATACAATATATCTGTTGTGTGGAGAAAATATACCTATTGCCAAACGTGTGTTTAATATGGATATTACTGATAGTGATAAAGGGAAAACGCCATATTTCTATATAAACCCGGGTAAGAACTATGGGTTTGAGGTATACAGAGAGTCACCTAACGGGAAAAAAGAAGTTGTTGTTGGATTCAGTTCGGTTAATGACGTTGAAACCTTATCGTTTCAGGATTTTTCAGACTGTGCATTAATCGGTGAACATGATTCTATCTGGTCGAGCATGAAGACATCGGTATTGCTGTGGAAACCAGTAAAGGACGACATACCGGACAAAACTTTATACCCGCATTTTTTTTACAATCAGGGAGTCTTGATGTCAACGAATGGGAATTTAAAAAGTCCGCTTACTGATTTTCTCGCAATTCCATATTTAAATGTAGGAGTTACTTCACAACGTCCTGGCAATGCAGATAATGGTTTTCAATTTTTTGATGTGACCCTGCGTAAACCTATATGGTGGAACGGTTCTTCATGGGTAGATGCCAGTGGTTCTACAGTGTAGTGTTTTACTAATTATTTATGGTATGAAAAATAACATCTTAGGTGCGGTGGTCTATCTATCCACCGCCATAGTATTCGGCGGCAGTACTGCACTGCTGATGCTCTTCATCAAGGAGAACAGCGACCGTTGCCACTACTATAACGGTAAGTGGAACAAAGCAGACTTGCTGTATGGAGTTGCCGCAATATGTGCAGGCATGGTTGTTAATCATTATCTGTTGAAGTTATGAAGAAGTTAGTGTATATAGTATTTCTTGCGTTGACGGTGTATTCCTGTAGGACGAGGACTGTTTATATGCCGGTTGAGACAAAGGTTCTTGACAGTGTGGTTTTCCATGATACTACATTTCAAGAGAAGCTGATACCGTACAAGGACAGCGTATCTGTTGCCGATACAACGTCATTCCTTCGCAATCCGTATGCCTACAGCTATGCTTCATTTAGCAACGGGATATTGAACCATTCATTGGGCATTTATCCTCATGCTACGGTAACGGTCAAAATGCCGTATTTTATCGAAAAGATAAGAAGGATTGAAGTGCCCAAACCTTATCCGGTAGAGAGGGAACTGTCGTGGTGGGAAAAATTTAAAATCAATTACGGTGGTGTCAGCATTTCGATAAATCTGACATGTGTTTTATTCGTAATTGTTTGGCTCACCATAAAGATAAGAAAGAAATTAACGATGTAGAAGTTGGCTTGTAGCTGACACTCTTTCGGGGCTTAGAGTAAAAAGAAAGCCCCCAACGTTCAAATAATTATTGCCACATAAAAATTTGAAAAAAGCATAAGACACCGCACGTTGGAGGCTTTAATATCTTCAACACGGTATCTTATGCTTTGTTCGTATATAATCAAATATTTTATGTGGCAGGGCAAAGATAAATATAAAATTCAGAAAAACTATGTGTAAGTCAGAAATCTTTGCCGAAACAATCAATCTTGTGGCGCAGGAGACCGAAATACCCGCCAGCCGAATACTATCTTCGGATAAGGATACGGAAACCGTAGACGCCCGCTATTTGCTTGTACAGTTGCTTGTCGAAAGGGGAATGTACCCTTCACAGATAGCTCCTAAAATCCACAAGACCAAACGCGCGATAAACTACATGATTTCCAATTTCCAGGAACGTATGGAAGGCGGGAAAATGTTGAGAATATATTGGGAAAACATTAGGAAAGCGTTGGGAAACAACTGATTTCATGGCAGTATCGGTATTTATACTTTTGTGATGCGGTTGATTTTGACCGTAATACAAAATATAAATCTCTATGGAAAGAACGTATGTCTTCAATCAAGACGGGAACAACGGAAATGGTGGCGGAAGCAAATTCGACATCATGGCTATGTTGCCCAACTTGATGGGAAGCAAGGGTGTAGACCCCGGACTTCTCGCTTTACTGAACCAGGGACGTGGCAGCCAAGACCAATGGGGCGGCTCGTGGTGGTTCATCTGGATTATCCTTTTGTGGTTCTGTTGGGGCGGCAACGGCTTCGGCAACCGCTTTGGCAATGGTGGCGGTCTGCCTGCCGAGCTTAACGGTGATGTCGGTCGTGAATACCTGATGTCAGCCATTCAGGGCAATGGCAATGCCATCAACCAGCTTGCTTCTTCTTTGAACTGCTCTACCCAACAGTTACAGAGCGCCCTGTGCAACATCCAGGGACTTATCGCCAATGTAGGAAATCAGGTGGGCATGTCAAGCCAGCAAATCATCAACGCATTCCAGTCCGGAAATCAGGCTGTTCTTACTCAGATTGCAGACTGCTGCTGCAAAAATCAAGCAGCAATTGAGCGTCAAGGGTATGAAAGCCGCTTAGCAAGCTGCGAAAACATGAATACGCTTACACGCACAATGGAAGGGAATACGCGTTCTTTAGCGGACGCTTACCGTGAAGGTTTCCAAGCACTTGTAGCAAAAATGGATGCGGCAGAGGCGCGTCGTCAGCAAGAAGCGTTGGCTGCTAAAGACGCTGAAATCTCTACTTTAAAAGGTGAAATTTCACAGCGTAATCAGAATGCAACTATTCTTGGAAACGTAACGCAACAAATTGCTCCAATAGTAGCAAGTCTACAAACATTGCAGGGAGAGGTGGATAAAATCCGCTGTTCAATGCCGCCTACAGTAGCAGTGCCATACCCGCAATTGCAAGTATTTAATCCGGAGGTAGCTCGTGCGGCCGCCTACGGTGCATATATGGGAGATTCGGTATATGCACGCAGTGGGTGCGGATGCAACAATTATTGGGGATAATTAGCCATTAGGTAAAGAGTTCTTTGACTTATTGATAAGGGTTTCGTAGTCGGAAAGATACATCCATTGATAACCTTTGTGTTGTTTGGCAATGCCTCTACAACAACGGCTAACATGAGTTTGTATAAATCCATCTTTTGCTGTTGAACAGGCTGAATCATATTTAGTTATCAAAACGCCATCTTTTAACATTACTACGGGTCTTGTATTCCATGTTTTAATTCCCTTTTTATTGACAGAGTTTTTAATTCTTGTGAAAGGGTTTAGCATATTTAGAGACCTATTACACCAACGGAGGTTTGATACTCTATTGTCTTTTCTATCACAGTTAATATGGTCTATTTCTTTATAATTCATTGGATTAGGTATAAAAGAATTTGCTACTATGCGATGTACAAACATTGATTTGTACTTCCCATTATGGTCTACTAATTTCATATAATGATAGCCATAATGATTCCATCCTTTTAATAGGGATGGGGCATGAGTAAATACACAAGTTCCATTCTTTGATTGGTAGGACAATCTTATAACCCGTCCAAATGAAGAAACTTTATAAAGACCTTCATATCCGACTACATCCCTCCATTCCTCACCTTCAAGAGATACACTTTTGATAAATTCTTCGTTTGTCATTGATTTTACCGAATTAAATGATGCCGAAAATTGAAAAATGGGAAGGGCTTCGGTTTACCCTTATCAGTTGGTCATGACTCCAACCTATCCCGATTGTAAATATAGTAATAAACAATTAAATTACAAAAGATTATGGCATTATTTCCTTTTAATAATTGGGGCTTCCCGTTCCCTACTATTGGAAGGGCTAATTTCAATACCCTTCCTACGGTAGCCGTAACGGTCGGCACGGAGAACGTGACTTTGGAGCTTCCTAACCATGCGTTCCGTAACAGAAGCTATGTAGGCGGTTTCTATGTCAGTCTCCGCCAGGCAATACCTGCCGGTACGACTGCTACACTCCCGATACTGATAGGGACTAACGGGGATACAAGACCGTTGCTGGCTTACAACAATGAGCCGGTGACTGTCGGCAACCTTGCCGGAACTGGTATCTACGAAATTCACTATAACAAGTACACCAACGAACTGTTCCTTGTTAACGGTGGGTATCGTCCGACAACCGCATCGACACCGACTCCGACAGCAGAAGCAACCGCTCAAAAGAGCAAGTAGTTAACATGGGGCTTTGTGGTTGTTTCCAAAATGGAAATAGCCACTCCCCTTTAAAATCAAACCAATATGTTTCAATCACTTCGTACCAATAACCAGTTGTATATACTTCATAAGGATGCTAACCCGTTTATCGAATACGGTCCGGTAGTCAGCGTTTCCGCTCCCAAGCCGAAATATCCTATGGCACCCCCTATGGGACAGTTGCCCCAAATGGAAATGGTTGTGGACGTCGTTGTCTGTATCAACGGGCAGAACACGACTTTCCAAAATCTACCTGCTGGCATGGATATAGCCGACTTCGGACAGAACGGCAATATCGTAGTGTCATGCTCTCGTGATGCGATGAATAACGAGGTCGCTTCTATGAAACAGAAAAGCATAGACATTATCAATAGCATGGACTTCCACAATTCCGTCATTGCGGGATGTGACAAGATGCTGACGCTCTTGAACCCCGAATTTGCAGAGAAACAACGTCAGGAGCAGGAAATATCCTCTCTGAAAGGGCAAATGGCGGAAATGAGCAAGAACATGTCCGACCTTATGGAATTGAACAAACGGCTTATGGAACAACTCGGAGTTGCTGAAACATCTAAAACAAAGAAATAATATGGGAATGTGGGAAATATTGGAAGAAGGACGCGGAGAATATGACCGTGACTTCGGTATGAGAGGCGGTAATCCTATGGAAGAAGCCTATAGAGAGGGTTGCCGTCATGGTTACGAGAGAGCCATGCGTGAGATGCAGGGCGGTGAAATGGGCTATCGTAACAGCGGTGGTTCACGCGGTGGAAGCTATAGCGGCGGCTCAGATATGGGCGAACGCCGTATGCCGGGTTACTTCCCGGAATATCCGGTTTACAACGAACGCCGCGATTCACAGCCTTACGGTGATGATATGGGCGAACGCAGACGCAGACGCGCCAACGGAGAGTTCATGTAATGGAGAGGGGATTATTCCCCTCTTTTGCCAATCACTTAAAATCAGGAAAATATGAAACAAAGATTAGATACATACGACAGAATACCGCCTGCAATGGCTGACTATCTCAGCCAGTACGGATGGCATTTCAGCAAGAAGATGTGCCTATGGGCTGTTTCCCGCATGAAGATGGAAAATAAATCTACGGGTAAAGAAGAAAAGCTGGAGCCAATCAGCAAAGAGCAGGTAGAGGAGCTTCTGAAAAAGTACAGTGTAAACCTGGAGAAGGATGCAGGGTACGACAGCGTTTACGTGGCAAACATGGCGAAGTCGGATTACTACAAAAGTTCTATCACTGACGAAGCCCATCTCGCATTGTTCATTAAGGATTACATAGATGATGTGGACGCTTACAATGGAATGCCTTTCACTCGGTTCTATGCCGACTGCATAGGCTCCGGCAACCCTATCATGTGGGAACAGATGATGTAGCCTATGATAATACAGGAATTTTACATACCGGATTATGATTGGGAAGTGCGTGTATATTATGCGGTGGACTGCTATTATACCGACCGTATCATCGCCGACCTTCGGCGGGTTGGATGCAGGGGGCTGGATTTGGTGAATGCCTATAAGAACATGCGCTCCTGCAATCTGAATACGGGTATCACTTACTCCAATATCCGGAACAGACAGACCGTAATGGTTATAGCCCTTACCTCTTCCCCGGCAGAGTTTCAAAACTCTTTCGACCATGAAAAGGGGCATCTATGCCGGCATATCTCACGGGCGTTCGGCATCGACCCATACGGGGAAGAGGCGCAGTACCTTAGCGGATATGTGGGACAGAAGATGTTCCCGGTAGCGAAGAAATTTTTGTGTGAACATTGTAGACGTAGCTTATGTGGAAAATAGTACAAGCCATTTTATCAGGCAAATCACGGGAAGAAGTATATAACATGCTTTCTCCCGAACAGAAAGAGACGTTGAACAGCCTTGCCATAGCAAATGGTATAAACCGCCAACAACGTAGAAAACTTGAACGTGATGCGAAAAAGGGATTACATAGATGAACTGCTTGAATTGGCGGACAATGTCCTTTACATGGACTATTGCCGCCTTTTCCGGGTTATCCAATGGAACGTTTAGAACGCTTTGAACGGGTTCTCCATTGGGTTATACCGCTTGCCGTTTTGGTGAGGGTATTAGCTTGGTGTCTCTAATTCTTTTGCTTTAACCGTATGATTTCTGCCCCACATTACTGCGTTATACAGCGAAGTGGCATACATCTTAATCTCATCCTTGCTTTCAAGGAAATCAACCTTAGAGGCTGCTATCATAGCCTCTGCATAAATCTCTTTGTTTAAAATATTATTCTCTTTCATGTTATCTGCATTTCACTTTTGTAAATCCATACTTAGCCAATCTTAGATATATCGTCCTTACACTTACATCCAACATTTCAGCCATTCTGCGGGGCGGCATGTTTTCTTCCTTGTATAGCTTGGTAATGTTTTCTTCCGAAAGCGGGTCAACGAAAGGTTTCTTCGGCTCTGCTATCCCCATCCGTTTACGTGCCTTCGCTGCATATGCTTCATTTTGTTTGTCTTTTGTGACGTAAATAACAGTGGTCTTGTTAAGGCGTAGAGGGAATAGCCTTCTTTCCACTTCCTTGTGTTGTTCGGCAAGGCTTTCTGCATTCCCGTTGACCGTAGTGTCAATCTTCTTGTATTTGTCCGGGATGCGGGAATGTCTGTCTCTGATTATTCTGTCTGCTTTTCTCATGGTCTTTTACATTTTTTAGAATGTTCGTCAAGTAAAAGTTTGGAAAGCTTGTATGTCACAACAATTATGCTGACCGTCATTGCGATTGCTAATACAATTCTAACCGACAAGAAATAAACAATAGCCCAATGTATGAAAATAAGCATAGGCAGGAACAGTGCTGCTATAACGCTCGCTATGATTTTGTTTTTCATGTTCAATATATTATACTAAATTTATGATACCATTTATCTGCATAACTGAACCATCCTATAATGAATGATTTACCGAAGAGGGTTACTTTGTATAGTTTACTCATGTGTTTCTTTGTTCTTTAATTTATCAAGGAACTTGCTATCTCCCGAATAATTCACACCGATAGCCTTTTTACTTTCAACAATCTGTTCCAAAAGGGTTATAGCTTACTTTTTCACTTCTTCCACTTCATTATAACCGCAGACTTTATCAACCAACTGCTCTATAGTCGATTTAGGCTTGGAAAGAGCCTCATTCAACTTTTCCAATCGCCAGTAGCAGTAATCAATTGTGGCGATGTGCTCTAATTTACTCATGGTTATATTATTCATTTATAATTAATTCACACCAACTATTATCGCTTTCCCAAAACCATTGATAGCCGCCAGCGTGTTTACGCTTTCCGGAACAGCAATTCCTGATATTACGGGCGCAAATGCCAGTCTTTCGTTTCGCATCGTTAGAGGACTGGAAAACACCTTGTAACCGTCCGCTCTTTATGGCTACTACTTTCTTTGCATTGCAGCCCGCTATATTAGGGTTTCCCGTTCTCCCTAAAGCTAATCCTTTAATCATACTTTCCCTTTTATGCGAAGGGATGTAATCATCCCATTTCTTCCCCTTGTTATGAGGGATACTTCCTTTTAAAAACCGCCCGTTAATAGGGTTGCGGTTTAATCGCTGTGGAGGTATATATAATTCATTCATCTTTAAATTCAAGTTTTGGGTTACTGATAGTCTTGCTATTCCTTTTCTTTGTCTTAACCATTCTCCGATAAACATCATCAATCAATTGCTTAAGCTCATTGACGTAGCTTCCCATACTCCAGCCTTCGAGTTGACACACCATTAAATCAAATTCTATTTCTTGTAGTAGCTTTACTTTAAACCTCTCGCGTGCAAAGACATTTACCCGTTGGCGCACATTACGGTTAATCATCGGGTCTTGTTTGGGTTCTTTGTTATTGGGAGTGTTTCTTTTCACGGGGTAGTGGTTGTCTGCTATGTTGTTAACATGAACATTCAGAGATTTTACAAGAATTCTTACTCCTCCGTTTAAGACGCTTTTCCCGTTTGTGTAAAAGTCGTATCCGGTCAAAGGAGAACCAGTATGCTTGTCAATGGAGAAACCCTCAGGTGGTTTATCGTAGAGTTCCCAATTCATGTATTTACTCATGGTTGTTTTATTTCAATAACTCCGGGCTGTCGTAAATATTACCTACATATCTAATCCCGAACATATCTATCATTTGTCCTATTGGCTTATTTCCAAGATTTTGAGACAGAACTTCTAATAGCACAAAAGAACCGATTTTATCACTATACACTACTTCACATAGTACACCAGCGCATTCAACCAAATCATGCTCATATATTTCTCTATCATTGTATTTAACTCCCGTGAACTGACCAACAGTTTCAGCCCATACGTCATCGCACCGGCAGTCTTCCGGAGAATATATCTTTGCCTTGTCTGTGAGGATAAGTCCGTTTTCGTCCCTTCCGGCAGTATAGAAAAAAGAGAGAAATCCATATATCCATTTCCCCGTATCAGTGCTTTTTCCTCTGAATTTTATTTCACGTTTCATAATCAATATCTTTTCTCGTTTTTAATCAATCAGTTCAAATTCATATACGAAAACATAAGGATCGGATGCCCATGTACCTTTGCCGGAGACTTTATCTATCAGTTCTGCGAATGCGTCACGAGGAGTGCAATAAGGCTGAATGTCCCCTTTATAATAATAAGCATCCATAAAATGTGTATCTACACTTCCGCATTGTCCTTTGTAAATTCCTTCTTTCAGGCAATCTTCATCGCTAATGTCCTGTAACCGTTCTATCTTGATGTCGGTAATGCGGATATGATGGGGCATGAGGTCAGCGCGGACAAATAACTTGTTGTTCCATCCCGCTCCCATTTCTTCCATTGTAAGATATTTTTCACCTATTTTATATAGAAGTAATGTTTCTTGGGCTTCATCCCGTTTTTCTACTACATCTTTGTATCTCTGTGCAACGGCAACAACTTCACCTACTTTGTATTTAGGAATGTTCCATCCCGTAAAGTCTCCTTTGTCGTTTTTCCAACCAAAAGCATAATTTAATGGAGATACTATGTTCCCGTCATTATCGTAATCATTTGGCTCAAAAACGGGGAATACAATATCATAAGTTTCATTTGGTCTGTCATACTTGCAGACCCTTCTCGTCATAGTCTTCCGACCATCCAATACAGCCTGGGTTAGACTGTATTTATCTGAAAAAAATATCTTCTTCATTTTATTATACATGTTTATATTCCCATTTAAAACCTCCTGCGGTCTTTGACCGACCTTTAGCGCAGTTGGTTATTGAAGTTATACATATCTTATTCTCTTTAGCGGCAGAGGTAATGTTTATATATTCCTCAATAAAATTTCCATTACAATCATATTTGATTATAGATTTTCCATTTTTATATCTAGTATCTTTATCGTCCGCAAATCTCCAAATAAAACCTATACATGTGTTGTGTTTTGGTTTTCTTAAACAACACCAATTTATTCCTGATTGAGCACACCCTAATGTTCTTGCAGCAACAGATGCAGACTCCCATTCTCTAACAATATTTCCGTTCAAATCATATTGAATGATTGGCTTACTCTTGCTTTTTGCTATTTTTTCGTTGTGACTGCCATAGTTGTTATTGTAATTCCTATCGCACCATTCAAGATTTTCAACAAAATTATTTTGTCTGTTTTCGTCTTTGTGATTGATGCAATCGAACTTTTCTGGATAGGGATTTTCAATAAATAATTGGGCGACTAATCTGTGTATTCGATATGTGTATATCTTTCTGTCTTTTTGAATGCGAATTGTCGGATAACCATATTTATTAAGATGAAACGATTTTTTCTTATGATTTTTAGAAAAACGAACATTCCCATAATTTGATACATCCAAATTTGCACTCATTTAGGGTGATTGATTTCCAAATCTCATTGAACATTATCTTCTTCATTGCTGTTTCTCCTCTACTTTAAAAGATAATTTCTCAAGTTTCTCAATCTGCTTACGAAGAGAAGCGATTTTCCTAATCTTCATTTCTTCCGCCTTTTTCAACGCTTCGGATTTATCGGTGAATGCGTTTTCCCCTATACAGAAGTAAGAACATAAACCATCCCTTACATATTCTCCATCTTCAAATCTACTTCTAATAATATCTGCTTCTATCTCTTTAATACCTTTTGTTAAGGCATACTTTGTTATAAATACTTTTGCCATAGTTGTAATCATTTATAAGGTTAAAGTGAATTAAGAGAGGCAGCGGACACGGGGCGAACCCAATAGTTACTGGCCAGATTGAAGTAGTCCCTAACACCATAGTACCAATCGAGAACAAAATTGCGTTTGTTTTCTTTTCTCGTAGAGCACCAATACCAGTCATCTTTCACTGGTTGTTTTCCGCAGATAGCTAAGGCTGCATTCAGCATAACCTTATGTTCGTACCCTAAGACACTCTCTTGTAGTGTCGGAATGTGCCAACTTAATCCACATAAGTCCAATGCTATGACTTTCTCAGTAATTTCGCTTCCGGATGCAGCTAATGCTTTGGTATTGCCTATTCCATCGGTATCCTTCATACCTTCTTCTGTGGTTGGATATATCTTCCCTGTTTGCTCTTTCTCCCAATCAAGAAGAATATGGGTTTCATTATCCATATCTTCCGGATAGAAGAATAAAGCATTGCCATCATGGATAATAACTACACATTGCGCCTGTTCGTTTTCTTCATGCAGTCCCCAAAATTTAGGTTCTACAAAATTCTTATTGACGGTAAAGATGAATACACCATTACCTACATTTTCTTTTGTGTAAATTCCTTTGCTCATAATAGTTATATAAGTTTTAAAGTTTCTTGTATTCCGGCTTCCAGTGCTTCCTCGTAGGATTTATAATGGATAATAGGTCTATCCGACAATCCTACTAAATCATGTTCCGGAATTGTCAGTATATCATATATCCAATAGTCTCCATACATATAGGATATTTCGATATGAAGTTTTTTGTTTTCACGCAGCCACTTTTGGGCGATATACAATGTTGGACACAAAAATTCAACTGGTTCGTCATCTATTTCCGTACAACACGACATACTTTGCGGAAGGTCATATTTTGTAATAACCTTATTGCGGTCTATTAGGTGTTCACACTTCCAAACGAAACCTTTCTCTTTCAGCAGCTTCGCAGTCTCTAATGTTACGAGTTCTTCGGTCATAGTTCACTCCTCCTTATCTATCTTAATATCTGTCACTTTGCCACGATTGATAAAACCGCCACAGCTAAACAAATCGGTTATACATACTGTGTAGTCCACCTCTGCGCATTTCTCGTACAGAGAGCATGAGGCACAATGAATATTATCTTGCACCGCTTCATGCAGCACTCCGTCTATTATTATTCCGTTCTTTATTACCATAGTTATAACGTTAAGGTTATATTGGTTCTTATATGCTCTATGGGGAGGGGACAGCTAACGCAGATTTATCCTTTTCTCTGCATATATAAAACATGTTGCTGACTTTTAAACCCGTTTCAGCTTCAAGTTTTTCCAGAATATGAGCTATCTCCATTTCGGCTTTCGCTTTCTTGTTTTTTGCTTCTTCTATATCCATGGTTATTTCCCTTTCAATTTCTTTATTAGTGCATCAGCCACCCTCAAAGAGCCTATTGCAATATCATCATAAGTTTCACTGTCATCGTTTATTCCTAAAGCAATACAATACCCTTGCATAGCGGATTTTGCCAATTCATATCTACGTTGTTCCCAATCAATATTATCAGACCTTTCTTGAAGTATTTCAACCTCATCAAAACTTAATTCAATAGGACTCCCGTAACTATCACACTTATCAAGTGTGACACGTGCGTAATCAGAAATATTGATAATTTCTCCAGTCTCTTTTATTCTCGCTTTCATTATTTACCCTCCTTTTCAACATATCCGTTTTCAATACACCAGCACAGCATCTCATAGGCTGAATTAATAAGTTCCTTACTCTCTGTCAGGTTTAATATAGAACGCGAATAAGGCTCCATATATAAACATGTTCCGCTATTTGCAAGTTTCTGTAAGGTTAGTACATGTGTGCCAATAAAGCAAGGCAGCTTGTCGAGAATGTCCTGCAAGGTAAACACTCCACAACTATTCCTATACGAATGGTCGTAACTACCTGTTTCAGCGTAATATAGATTAAAACATACATTGTACCAATGGTGCTTAATTGCTTTTTCAGCATCTTCCCATAACAATGTAATTCCATCGTCGTCCGTAGCAATTAATACCATACTCGCATCGCTTGTATCCAGCCCAAGCTCCTGCAAATGTTTCATCTGTTCGACTGATAATACTTGTTTTGATTTCATAACTATTCGTTTAAAATATCCAACAACTCTTTGGCTCTCTTATAAGTATCAAAGCCCTTTACATTCACCCATTCGGATGAAATACGTTTGTCTTTTCTGACTTGCACCCAATATATTATTATGGGGATACAACCGTTATAACCTTCTCCTCGTATGATTCTGTACCTTTCCATAATGACTAAATACAATTAGGACATTCATTAGATTTGTTACCATTCATATCCGTGTATATGGATACGTTTACTCCTTTTGAGCATGTTATATCAACCATGCAACCGCATTTGGTGCACTTCTTGTGGGCGTTGTTAGGATAGTTTATCCATCTATGCCCCTTTCTATTCGGCGCACCCGTTTTTGAGTCTTTTTTAAATCCCATAATATCAATCTCCTTTCTCTTTAATTCGTTCCAGTACATCCTTATATCATATTTTCAATTTAATTTTTATTCTTTTAATTTGCTTTGTAATTATTGAAGCTACATTAGACCTTGTTGTGTTAAATTCATGTGCTATTTCGGTTGGAGTATATCCTTGTAAATAATATCGTAAATATGTCTTTGCCCTACTCCCCTCAACTAAGGATATTATATCTATTTTTTCTCCGTAGTATTGGTGGCATTCGCATCTCCATTTGCATAAATCTACGGGCTCAATATATCTGACATGTTTATTATGCTCAATGAAATCCAGTGCCCTATGCTTTGCCGTCTTTAACCATTTGTTATTTGCATGTTTGGCTTGAAGAGAGTTATTGCAGTAAGTCTCTATATAAGCGTTTGCAGCAATATCTTCAGCGTCTTCCCTACTTATTCTATATCCATAAAGGTATAATAATATGTCAGATATTTTCATAAAGCGCTCCGGAAAGGATTGCAACTCCATATCTTTAATTTCGTGGTTTTCCAACACCCTTTCGTCGATAAGGTTTGAAATAGAACAATTAAAAGGATTTCTATCTATGTGTTTAGGCTCTACCTCGCTCCATTTCTTTCTAACAAATGCGTTGTACATCACAAGGGAAAGCTTACGAGATATTTCCTTTTTATGCCCAATAGATAGTCTTACAATTGAATATTTTCCGTTTTTTGATTGTTCTATTTTTTTTTCATTTATAGAAAAACGTTTTGAAACATGACGTGTAAAAAACAATCGGCAAGAAGAAGTAATAAAATATCTATTATACTCATTAACCATCGCAATAGGTACTTCTGCAATGGTTGATTTTGTAAAATCTTTAATATACTCTTTTGCAGAATCAAGTGTTGGAACAAACACACATGATTTGTTGTTTATTTTTCCAAAAAAAATCATATATCAATCTCTTTCTTTTTATTTAGCGTTGTCAATGATAGATGCCATACTCTTCCCACCCTTCTTGTTTGCAGTTTATAGGCAAATGGAGCCCCGTATAAACGAGATAACGATATAATGTTGTTTTTGAGACTTTCAACCTTTTAGAGATAACAGCTTTTTCTGTTCCCTTAGCCAATTCCTTGACAATATAATCATGCTTGTCGGCACATTTTGGATTAAGTCTACAGCGAAAACCACGACAATGTCCGAGCATTACACCTTCTGATTTTTTTCTCGCTAATGCCTCTTTTGTACGTTGACTGATAAGATTACGTTCAATCTCAGCTGACAATCCAAAAGCAAAGGCAAGAACTTTACTTTGTATATCTTCCCCAAGTCGATAGTTATCTTTAATTGTCCATACCTTACATCCCTTTGTCATACAGATATTCAAGATTTCCATAATCATAAAGAGATTACGTCCAAGACGTGAAAGTTCACTACAGATGATAATATCATCTTTGCGTACTTTACGTAGTAAACGTCCAAGCTGTCGTTTTGTGTAAATTTTCGTTCCACTGATAGTTTCTTCTATCCAATCGTCAATCACCAAATTACTACGTTCGCAGAAGTTATTTATCTCAAAACGTTGGTTCTCTACAGTCTGCTTGTCACTGCTTACCCTAATATATCCGTAAATCATAATTTTTCATCATAAACTGCTATTCTTAATCCGCTTTTCACTAATTTTTCAATATTTTTATCCAAATCTTGTATAGGAAAATTGGCAACTAATATACCTTCCACATTACTAATAGCATTAATATGTAAAACACCGGAAGCGCATTTTGCATCTTCTTTATACAATTCGTAGCTATCGTCAACTTGAAATAGAATAATTCTATCAGGGTATATATTTTTCAAATTATCAAATAGTTCTACCATTTTATCTTATTTTAATCGTTCCAGTACATCCTTGTTGGCTTCGAGTATCTCATCGAAAGAGGGGATGGGAAACCATGCCAGCACGATACTGTTTCCGTGAATCCACATTCCCTTTTTATCTAAATTGCTATTTCTACAAAACTTTTCTTCTCGAATACATGGTGTGCCATAACACATCACCAAAACAAAAACTTTTTGCCCCTCTTCTGGCAACTGTTCCTCAACGCTTATCCACGGAGATTGCCTTGACTGCCAGTCTGCACCTTTCTTAAAAGCCCGTAATACAATCGCTTTTGCCAATGCCTTGATAGCTATACAGTCTCTTTCATCATAGGCAAGCTCTGCATCTTTATTATATGTACTTTCACTCCAATGAGTGCGGGCTGCTTCTTCTACTGTCTGTTTCATATCACTGTTAGTTATACGTTAATCTTTAAAAGCCAATTCTCCATTCATAAGTAATGGCAGCATTGAATCTTTAAGTTCGGAAAGAAGCCTATTCTCTTCATTATTTAGGTAATAAATATGCTGCTTATACATATTCATAAAGAAAGGCATGATGCTTGACAATATTTCCTTATCAGTATTCTCAATACAAAATACTTTACTATTGGAAGATTGAATGTACTTATTCTCAATAATTTTCTCTTTTACTTCGTAATTCTTGAATGATGCAAAACTTTCATTCATAGCTTTCACTACTTCATTGGATGATTCGCAATCTTTTATAATTTCTGTAAGTCCAAGACGTTCAGCCCATACCTTATTAACTGTCACCTTAATAACATTACGTTCTCTGATGACACGGTTAATATCTGATATTATAGCGTTGAAGTCTCGATGAATAGTTCCTTTTAATTCTATCGGCAGATATGAGCCAATAGTAAGATTGTATCCCTTTTGCTCCAGTTCTTCGATTGAAAGCCTTTTAGAGAATGAATCCTGTTCTTTTACTGTAAGTTCGCATATAGCAGCAATCTGTTCATCTGAAAAAGTATTAAATTCCTTTTTATAGATGCGGTTGTAATGAGAAGCGCCACCTTCTCCACGTTGTTCTCTTACTTCAACAGATTTCATTCCCTCCGCATTAATCAGCATCACATCTTTACTCGTTTTCTTCTTATCAAACAAAAGTATGCAAGTCGCTACAGAGGTAGACTCAAACATCTTTTCCGGCAAAGAAATAGCAGCTTGCAGCCATCCCTTCTCAATAAAGTATCTCCTGCACTCTTTCTCTTCTTTGCTTGTAAGCACACCTCTGGGAAGAATCAATGCACATCTTTCACTCCTTTGCAGGCAATGCGCCACGAAAGCAAAATTACAAGTGTATTTCTGAGGTAAAGCTTTGATTATTTCTTCAGATACAGGAACTTTTAAATTAAATGGCGGGTTGGAAATGCCTACATCAGCTTTTAGCAATTCTGTTTCCGGAAACATCGGACGCTGTATAACTCCGTATGTTGAACCTCTGATTACCTTATATGAACCGATAATATCACCAGTGAGAATATTCTTGTTTACCACTGTCGCATCAATATTACGAATGCAAAGATTAAACAGAAGGATAGGCAATACATTCGTATCCAATTCTTCGCAAACAAACTTTAAATCCGGATTAGTGCACCACTTTTGAATAGTCAGAGAACCGGAACCAGCGCAACAATCGTACACAACTTTCTCGCATGGTGTATAGCTAAGAAAAGCAACCAGCTTAGAAAGAGATACAGGTGTATAATCCTGTTTCTTTTCCTTTCTGTCTGCGTGGTAGAACTGATATACCCTTTGCATCCAATCTACAGTCAAATCAGGGCATAACTCTTTGTACTTCTCAAAATACAAAGTGGGATTCTGAGAAAACAAAGCAAACATAACCTTATCAGGCAGTGTAGTAATACTGCTACATCCGAAGATGTCACATATCTTTAATGTCAATTCTTTTAATTCCATATTTACTCTTTCATTTCTTTCTTTTTGATTTAATCTTGATTGGATTGTTTTTTGTTCCGGTACCGAACCATTCTAAGCGGAAACCGTGTATCCGGAGCCAGTATTTAAAAGCCGGGATAGTTGTCTGTTTCATATTAAATCTCCTTTACAATTCTACCATCGTCTAACAACGTGTATAGTTTACCCTTATATGTCAGAGCGAAACACCATTGGCGGGCATACTTCAAATACTGATGCAATTTGTATCTGTGCGGGTGTTTCTGCATCTTTTTTTCTATTCTTTTCTTCATGGCTAATTAGTTATACTCTAATTGTTTATCGAAAATCTTAATACATTCAAATAAATATTTTGCCACCGTTGGATTTACCGCATTGCCGATACTTCCAACTCTGTGTGACCAATCGGGAAACCCATCATCATTTCTAACAATGCTATGCGCTGGGATTTCAAGAATCCTTTTTGCGCAAGTATATCCGACACTCGTATCTGATGTCCACTGTTTAAATATCGAGTTAATGCTTCCACATTTGCAAACGTCGCCTTGTAATCCGATTTTGTTGGAGTAGGCAATAAGATAAAGTCTTTCCCTTTTGTGTGGGTATCCAAAAGCGTAGTTTGATATACATTGCCATTCCGCATTATACCCGATTTTGGAAAGGTCGCATAGGACTTGTTCGAGACCGGAAATAGTGAGAGCTGGCGAATTTTCAATGATGACGTATTTAGGTCTAACTTCCCATATAATTCGGTACATCTCACTCCACAACCCGGAGCGCTTTCCCTTAATACCTTCACGTTTTCCGGCAACACTGATGTCTTGACACGGAAATCCTCCACTAATGATGTCCACATATCGGAGTCCGGTTGTTTTTGTAATATCTGTGAATCTTTCTGCATGAGGAAATTTGTTTTTTAATATTTCACCTTGAAATTTTTCTATCTCACAATTCCACAAAGTGTCAATTCCTGCCATTTCGGCACCTAATTCAAAACCGCCAATGCCGCTAAACAGAGAGCCGTGTGTCAATTCGCTTTTCTTCATTTCCATAATTCAGAACCACTCTTCATTCGCTCCAACCTCTACCGAGAGCCAGTCCATGAGGAGGGTTATAAGGTTATAAATAAGTTTCATCTCGCTAAACTTTTATCGCGTTGGCAATATTATCCGCATCCGACAGCTTTCTTACCAGCACATCAAATGCTGCTGTACACCGCTCTGTGTTCATATTGACCGTTTTCCCGATTTTCAAACAGTCGGAAGCAAGGTTCATCATCCTTGTCACATTGGAAAGCTTCAGGTATTCCAACGTAAACCCGTTAAACCGTGAATCTTTCTTTCGAAGCTCTTTAATCCTTTCGTCAAACTGGATGCAGGCGTAATCACATAATGTCCTTGCAAGTTCGAACCTTGCAATCTCTGCGGAATGGGGTACGCCGTTATCGTCGAGAACCTGCTTGAACTGCCAATACAGCATATCCACGTGCTTGTTCACTTCTTCCGTATACTTGTCGTTGCAGTCGGCGAAAAACTCGCTCCGGTCTGAACCGATAACGCTGTTTACAGTACGCTCGTATTCCTTTCTTGCCTTATCGGCATCATTCAAATACCGCTTGAATGCCTGTTTGTAATAAGGCGTTCTCTTCATTGCATGCAGGCACTCGATAACCTGCCCGCAACAGATGTCGTTCGTGAGCAGTATGTTGTAGGTGCACAGAACTACAAGGCTCTCATACTTGCTGATTATCTGATTTGCCGTGTCGGTAGTCATTGCCTTGCCTGTTCTGCCTTGTTCATATTCTTGTTTCTGCTCTCTTTTGCAAGTTCATCAATCATGCGCTGATACTTCCTTGCCACCAACGGGCAGCGTATGCGCATTGCATTGTCACGCTGTCACTCCAATTGTTCGATTTTCTTTTCAATCTCTATGTCCATAATCATTTTTTCTTGAATTTCTCGCATGTCCTGCCGTATCTGCCACAAGCGCACACTCTATGGCTTCTAATTTTACAAAAGCATGAGTTCTCGATAAAGTCTGTGGCGTATGAGCATTGGCGGCAGTGGACGAGGGAGAGGGGTTCTTTTTTCTTTGCCATCTATCTTCGGCTTTCACCTTCAATTTTAACCACATTGAACATCTCTTTCACCCGGTCGGCTATATAGGCTCCATACCGTTGAGAGAACTCCTTGTCCGGGTCAAGATTGGTAGTCATGTGGGTATAGAAATTATATCGCTGCTCATAACGGAGTTGTAAAACGGTCTGAATGGCATTTATGCCCGTACCGAAGTGCTTGGCATCCATTGGCTCCCGTCCTACCTCGTCAATGGCAAGATTGTGCATACATGACCTATCTGTGTATTGGTTTAACCCGGTAATACCTTTCTCGGCAAACTGCAAGGCAATCTCGGCAGCACTGGTAAACTGAAAGGTCAATCCAGCATCCGCGCCGCCAATACAATAACGGGCAATTTTTGCCGCATAGTTCTGTAGCCCTTTCAGCAAAGTGGACTTGCCCACTCCGATAGAGCCGTGTAATAATAATCCCTTTCTTACATCCAATACTCCGGGAATCCCCCAAACCCATTGATAAAGGGCTTTCAGCAGTTGGCGGTTGCTATCATCAACTGTAAAGGCTGGGGAAACGGATTTCATGGAAGCTACGAGTTGGTTGCGCCAGTACATATCAGCCTGCTCCTTGCTCCATTGTTTCTGATTAGCTTTGTTTGCCGAAGACGATTGATTTGATACCGGCGGAGCTTTTGTCTGGTTCAGTATCAGGTTTCCGATTCTTTCCATAATTTTTTAGTTCAAATAATCCGGAATAGTTGTTTGCTATTGATTGCTCAACAATACATCTTGCTTTTTGGGGGTTGTTGTCACTTAACTCTAATAGATGATTATAGCACATTTTTAGCGACTTAGCAGATTTATAGTTTTCCCTTCGCTCGCGCTTATATCCAAGCCATTCCCTAAATGCATCTTTAAAATCCTCATCAACAAAAGACAAATCAACTTCCTTGTTTTTGGGAATCGCTTTCTTATCTCCGTTAGGAGATTCTTTCTCTATATCATTTTCATCATCATTTTCATTAGGCTTGTTTTGGGTTGTTTGGGTTGAATTTAACCCACTGGGTTGTTTGGGTTGTTTCGATTTTGCGTTGCTATTCCCAATCGGAGCACCACCTTTACGCCCGTTGTTCCGGTTTCTCTCGACAATGCCATGATATTTAGTTTCGTCTATCTCAAATTGGTTGATAAAGAAACCAAATGCCATTTCAATGTCCTCCTCTACCGTAACCTCCTCGCCAAGTTGATACTTGAAAATTGCACGGAATAATCGTCCAAGCTGTTTGTCTGATAATCTTGATATAGGTTTGTAGAAAGACTTATATAGTATAAAGCTATCTTTTGCCATTGTCATACATCTTTCAAATAATCGTTTACAACTTTTATAAACTCATCAAGTGACCGGACAACGACATATTTAGCGCCGATACTCTCAAACTCCTTCTGATAGGCTTTCTGATTCTCCGACTGCCTGCCTGTTTTAGTCTTTAATTCCACCCCACAGAAAGGATAAAACTTATTCGGTATAAGAAGTACCAAATCGGGGAATCCTGCACGAACACCCATCTGCTTGAACTTTGCAGCTTCAATGGAATTGCGTTTTCCGCCATTTGGAGAGTGATGGAGAGTTAGCCTATATTTAGGATATGCGTAATCAAACCACTTCACGCAAGCTTTTTGGAGTTTGTCTTCTAAATGTCTCATGCAAATTATGGTAGTTTTAATTTTATTTCATTGATAAGTTCTTCATTGGATATACAATAGCCGGCATTAGCTATGTCGCATAAATGCCTTTTTAAATAGGTCGGATTGTTAAATTCAATAGGTTGCTCTCCAAAAGGAGTAATAGGAATTCCTTTTTTATATACCACATGCCCTCGTTTTTCTATTTCTTCAATCAAATCTTCATCAGAGGCAACGGTCATAAAATCATCGAGATAATCGTCTATATATATGTCCGTCTCGGTTGTGATTGTAATATACTCTCTTTTTTTCTTCATATATTTGATTTTAAGTTCCACATCCACCGGCTTATCTTTCATCATGGAGAAAGCATCGAGTATCCTCTCCTTAGTCAACTGGATAGGTCGGGTCATTATTTCACTCTCTATGTTTTCCAACGGTATCTTCTTTCCGTCATAGGTAATAAGAACCGCAGAAGTTATTACGTAAGGACTCATGTCTTGTATTGTTTCTTTATCTGCCTTGCAATCTTCTTGTTCAGCTTACTTAGACGCTCTGCCTGCTTGCTATCACCTCCAATATTATGAATGTCTGACTTTCGGTCTTGGATAAGCTTCTGAATGATTACACCTTCGGATTTGGTTATTGTAAGTTTCATAATGGATTGTATTAGTGGGGAAGAACACGTTATTTTGCTGGATGGTAAAGGATAATAAACTAATGAATAACTAATACTAATTTTAAAACAAAATAATTGGCAATCAAAAAGAATAACCGCCCAATACGTTCAACGCTACCATATTCCCCATTTTCTCGCCAGTCCCCGTATACAGTGCCATTGGCGTAATCCTGGTTGGGCTTGGCGAGATTGTATGGATAAAATTATTTCCCAAAAACACCTTCACAGGCTATCGCTCCCGGATAGGCGGTCAAGCCACACCGGGATAGTTAACTGTTAGCTGAAATTAAATCACTTAACCCGAACCTTTCACGGGACTTCTGCGTGAGCAGAGGGCTTTCGGTTAATTATATCAAGTCTAAAATCTTTGTCTTTGCAATAGCGTCCAGCTTCATGTCTTGAAGCCCCTGTTTCATGTATTCCGCCGCCTTTCTGTTGGCATCGTCCATGTCTTTTGCGGCTATTAGAACATAATATTTGTTCTCTTTTTCTTTCCCGTTTTCGTCTACGAAAATCTCAACAAGAGTGACCTTATAAAAGAACTCATCTTCCTGCTTCTCATTGACAATCTCACGTATCTTACTCCGGCTGATTGCGAAAACATCACACTCACCGTTGTATAGCTCATTGCCTTTCAATTCCACATGACCGAAAAGTTCATCATCGGTTATGTAATGTTCGGTGACTTCCTTTTCATCGCCTTTCTCGTTAACCTTGTTTACTTTTAGCTTAAATTCGTACAGCATGATATTATATGTTTATAGGTTACACATCAGAACGGAAGGTCGTCTTCCCCGTCGGTCTGTAAGGTTGGCGCTTCCACCGTAGCCGCAGCATTCCCGGAACCCTCAAACTCATAAGGCTTGAAGTCTCCCAAGTAAACCTTTGACTTGGCTTCTGCTTCTGTCTTGTTCGCATCCTTATACTGCTTTGATAAGTATTGTTTGCAGTAATGGGTATTTCCGTATTGGCTCGGCTCTCTACGCTCATTAATATTAACGTTAAGATAGACGGCTTTTGCTTTCAGGTTCTCGTCCATACTTACATAAAGGTCGTTTTCTTCTATAGGAATGACAACGCATTTCTTATTCTTAATTGTTGCTATGCCCACTTTTTCGAGCTTTAGCAAATTTACGCTTCCGGTTAAATTCATTTTCTATTCTATTGTTTCTTTAAGTAAATACTTGGTCAAATCTCTGTATTCAGCCCATTCAAGAAAGGAGCGAAGCAGATTATAATTATCCTGCTCCATACCATCGTAGCGATAGCATGTTATTGCAGGACCATAACGTTTCAACGGAATACCTCTGACATCATATCCATGCTTTTCTTTATCATATCCTTCAAATATGAACAAATCAAAATGAAATATATCTGCATTGAATAATTGGAGATAAAATTTCCATTGGCAAGAATTTATGTAATCGGCATCAATAGGATAAGAATATTTGGTTTTAATATCCCTAATTTCTACGCCATCTATCATATCGGCACATCCTGTTATAATAGCATTCCCAAAGTCCTTATAAAGGCGTATCTCATGAAAAGCATCAGGATGTTCATTCCTGTATGCAAGAGCGGCCTTACATTGTGGTATGTCAAGAATTATCTTGTTTCCCTCAATGTCAAACGCTCGTCCGCTTGGCATTTGTTCCTTTTGTTCTTTCCCGTAATAAAGAAAGGTACGCTCACCTGATTTAACCTTTTCGCATTTCGGTGTACCTTCTTCCACTATTTTATGAAAAGCTTTTCCAATTCTCGTATATGTATTGCCTTCAAATGCACCTGATATACTGTCAATAACCGATTGTTCAGTTATCTCATAACTGGCGTAATCGCTTTGTTCTATGTATTTTCGGAATGCTTCCAGTTGTGTTGCCCTAATAAGTGGTTTCATGCTTTAATAAACATTTTTTTGTCCTTGTCGAATGCGTATCCTTTTGTAGCAAGATTTTTTTGCATTTCAGAGAAGAACGGTAATTGCATGATTTTAGGCAGTGTCTTGGTTGCTTTCATCAATGAGATAATATCTTCATCAGTCATTGCAGCCGCAAGTTGCTCTCGTATTGCTGCAAGCTGCTCGTTGGCTTTTGCTTGTGCTTCTCCTTTTCCTTGAATAGATATTTTGACTTTTGAAACAATGTCAGACATGCAAGTATCAAATTGGGTTGTGCCATAATCTGGAATAGTAACAGTTTCAAGCCCGGCAACATTTTTCCCTACAAAATTATCTAACGGAGCAAAAGATATACAGCGTTTACCATTTTGGATAAATACATATCCAACTTGATCTGCAATTCTAACAAGCAGGTCTTTAGATTGCCCGGTACAATCCGGAGAGTGCTTTATCACATCACCGTCTGCTGTTTCTTTATCATGGCAGATAAATATAATATCAGAGCCATTTGAACGAAGAAAATTGACGAACTCTTTGAAATCTTCGCCCATCTGTCCGAAACGTTTTAAAGAATTTGTTTTTAACTTATAGTTGTTTTCAATGGCATATTGGCTCAAATAATCGTCAAGCATAGACTTGGCTGTATCGACTATAATTGTTTTATACTCTTTCATTGCTTCCCGCTCACTATCTATGTCTTTCCAGTTTTTAGCCATTATAGTATCACAACGCTGTACTGCTCGGTCTGCACCTCTGTCGCAATCAATCAATAAGGGGGTATCGGCTGTTGTAGCAACACTTGTTTTCCCACTTCCCGGTACTCCATAAAGTACAATAATAACAGGACGTTCAGGTAGAACGTCATTCTTTTTTACGATTGGCATAATTTTATAATATTAAGTTTAACAATATCTTGGCAGCCCTTGACTAACGCAAAGAAACATCCTTTCGTCTTCGAGTTCGTCAGGTGTATAATCATATTGACTACATTCAAGTTCTGCGCGCAACTCCTCAATGTCTACCTCTATAAGCTGAATGATTTCTTCTTTTGAAGAATACCCATACTTGGGAAGATAGTCCAAATCGCAAGCTTTGACTTCGTTTAGCTCCTTGTACAGTTCTTCAAGTTCATTTTCCATTGTATTGTGTTTTTAAACCGCCCGTACAAGGTTAAAGGGAAGCGGTGCGCACTTCGCTTCTCTCACGGCTTTTAGTACGGTAATAGCACTACCTTTGATGCGGCATAGGTCAAACCTCTATAATCTCAAATTTTCCTTTTTTGATATATATCTTATGGCTGTGGTAATCTTTGACTATTGCGTAATCAGATTCCGGTCTTATATTACCTGTACAATCTTCTACATAGGAGTTGTCGTAGGCTTCCACCGTTGCACTGTCGTAGGCTTCCACCGTTGCACTGCCGTAGGCTTTCACCGTTGCACTGTCGCAGGCTTTCACCGTTGCACTGCCGTAGGCTTCCACCGTTGCACTGCCGTAGGCTTTCACCGTTGCACTGTCGTAGGCTTTCACCGTTGCACTGCCGTAGGCTTCCACCGTTGCACTGTCGTAGGCTTTCACCGTTGCACTGTCGTAGGCTTCCACCGTTGTACTGCCGTAGGCTTTCACCGTTGCACTGTCGTAGGCTTTCACCGTTGCACTGCCGTAGGCTTTCACCGTTGCACTGTCGTAGGCTTCCACCGTTGCACTGCCGTAGGCTTCCACCGTTGCACTGTCGTAGGCTTTCACCGTTGCACTGTCGTAGGCTTCCACCGTTGCACTGCCGCAGGCAAATGAGGCTGTTCTAACCTCGTGGGTATTCTTGGTATAAATACCGGCTTGCGATAATTCTTCTTCTGTGAAGTTATCTTCCAAATATTCAGCATCGATAATTTTTGCATCCCTCAAAACCCAAAACCAATTTTCAGTAATGGCTTTTAGCAGGTCGGCTTTCGTATTGCTTCTTAGCCCCATTGCGTAGCCGGATTGGCATGCGCCAGCATTTTTAGCGCGGGTCAAGAGTTCTTCTTTTAATTTTTCAAATGTTTTCATATGATTGTTATTAATTGGTTTCAAGAAAAACCGGACTATCTTCACAGACCGCCCAGCTACGACTAAACAAATACTTCATCTGTAGTGAAGATGTTGCGACACCCGGACTCGAACCGGGACGAGTTGTCAAGCTCCACACATCTAAGGTTTGACATTCCTATCATAGAGTGCTGCGTCTACCATTCCACCATGTCGCAGTGTTTCCCGACCAGCACGTGGACGGGACTATTTACATTAAAAAGCTATCATGAATTATTCACCCTTACAGGCTTTGTTCCCCTGAACCAATTCGATTGGCAACATCACGTTATTATCAGGGGATTTTCTTAATTTTGTGTCGCCAAACTAAAAATTAAGAAATATGGATTTATCAGAATTAATCAAATGCTACAATATGGAGCATAAGTCTTTGTTTACCGCTTTTGCGGTATCGTTCCCCGTCTTATTTACTGTCTTGTATCTGTACATACCAGAGTTTGCCAACTTGGAGTTTTATGAGCAGGTTGTTTTCTCGGCCACTGCATCTATCTTTTGCGTGTATATATCGTACCTTTTTACCGTTATTGTATATAGAGCGGGAAGGGAACGGTACAGAAGAGGACATTTACCTTTGCTTATCTGCACCCTTGCCGCTTCCTTTTGGCTAATTGTCTTTCCTAACAATTATGGTCTTGGGTATAGATATGTGATATACGTTTTTTCCGATGTGTACATCTATTTCTATGGAATCCTTGCACTCGGCGCTTCGGTTATCGGTATCTTTAGGCTTTTTCCCCATCGAACCAAAAATCTCAAGGAACGAATAGAAAAGACTGAGACCAAAGAAAACGATGACAAGTAGCGCTCCGGAAGATAATATATTCTCCATTGTCGTTATAATTTAATTCGTTCCCGTGAGCGTTCCGATGTTAAGCCTTACCACTCTCAAACATCTATTGAGAGCCACGGGATAATTACATATTACTTCAATTTTCTGATTATATCACCGCCATAAGAATATTGAGTTAATTCTATAAACTCATGTACGGTATAAGTATCATTGTCAATGTCTATTCCCTTATTGGCACAGAATGACAGCCTTCCTTGCTTGCACGAACCGGTCAGCACATGATGCCAATGGAACAATTCTTTAGCCGATACCTTTTTAGTAAAGTCCTGAAAATGCTTTTTAAAAGCTTCCAACCTTTCCTCCTCGGTTGAATCGTCATACAATTTTTCTTGAAGCGAAGCAAAGGCCTCGTGCAATGTTTCTCCATGAGCGAATTTCCCATTCCTTTTTGCAACAAATGTCTCAGTCAATGTAAAGTCATCGTTCAGTATATATCCTTTAGCTACATTGTCATGAACATGCTTGATAATTGTAGGAATATCATCAATGATATATGCTTTGTCGCCATTGAATGTTTTAATTCCATCGCCAGAGCCATCGCCAGAGCCATAGCCAGAGCCATAGCCATAGCCAGAGCCATCGCCAGAGCCATAGCCAGAGCCATAGCCAGAGCCATCGCCAGAGCCATAGCCAGAGCCATAGCCATAGCCAGAGCCATAGCCAGAGCCATAGCCATCGCCAGAGCCATCGCCAGAGCCATCGCCAGAGCCATAGCCAGAGTATATACTAAGAAACTTTCTTATCTGTTCTTCCATACGGCTACCTCCTCAATGGATTTTATCGCTTCATCTGTACAAGGAATTATTTCTATAACCCCCAAAATAGAGATTATCGGTACAACTAATGTAAATTTACAATCATTAGGTCTTTTCGTTCCCTCAACAGCTAATTGGCTGATAGATGCAGCCCCATACCAACACCACAATCTTCGGCAGTCTGTCAATGTAACCTCACTACCATTTTTTTCTTTCAATACTCCGTAAAATACGCCCGCTCTGTCTGCTCTAATAATTACTTTTTTCCCAATCATAATTCTATATATTTAAAGATTAATAAATATTGGCTCCCTTCAACGCAACAATACGTGTTTAGCTTTCAGCGTGCCCGAATTTGACGGGAAGGGAGTATATAATAGTACCAGCGATAATGACGCCCAAACATCATACTTTAACGGTCAACGGACGATTTTCCGCGCTGATACATAGACTACTATTGTAGTATGTTCATTAACTTAATCACGCTGCTGCCTTATGCTCGTATTCACCTCTCAATGAACAGTCTTCGCAATCGGTTGCTTGCACGCTATACATCGCCTCAGCTATGTGTATATATAGATATACTGCTTATCAGCGCAGGCTAATTTTACGTGCCCTGAACACGACTTCATTTTTGAGGGTTAAGTCTCCCATCCCGAATGTTTGGCTCATCGGTTTCGCCTATAATGCTCCCTCTGCACGACTCGAACGTGCGACCTTCGCTAACCGGAAATTACCGGATACTAAACCTTCGAACAAGTAACCATAGCGATGCTCTGCCTGGCTGAGCTAAGAGGAAGGAGCGTTGTTCACACAACGCGGTTTCTTTCTATAAACCTTTCAATGCTTTTCAAGTCGTACCAAATGGTACGGTTATTATATTTAGAAAATGATATTTCGGCATTGTTCCTTAGTTTTTCCAACAGTTTATCACTGCATCCTAAGTATGCCATTGCTTCCTTAGCGGAGAGCCATAGTTTGTTGACCGGCTCTACCTTTCCTACAGATTTCGTTCTTCCCATAACCTACCAACTTAGACTGTCGTAATATTCTTTGTTATTTAAATAAGTCTTTACGATTTGAGTATCGCTACAACCTTCGCCGAGAGAATCTACAATAACATTGTAAGCCGTTTCCGTCATGTTGTATATGACTTCCTGATTATAATCTGATTTACCTGCGATGCCGAGAAGGAATAAGAAGCCGATAAATCCTATTGCAAACATGGCTGTCTGTTTTGATATTCTGTTGATATTCATAAGGAAATTTTATTTAATTCTTGTTACTTCTGTACCATAAAAAGTCGGTTTTACATAAAACGAATACCCTTTTTTTGACAACCGAGTGACAGTAGAACGTATAACAGTCTCAGTAATATCTTTATGTTTTATTCCCTTAGGCTTTCCCAACGGGAGATACTCTAATGTTTTAGTTGCAGAAACTACCTTTACAATATTTGCCCAATCAGTCATTTTATTAATTGTTTTTATTGTTAATCACCCACGAAACAAGAGCCAAAACGCCCTCTGTTGTTAGAAGTATAATAGACGGAAGCCGGAGCATTGAAATTATCATAGGCGCTTCTTTTTGCCGGCTTATAGCCTTCATTCTCCTTTCTCAATCTATTAGTGAACGCTTTATCGTCAGCAGACTTATAGTCTACCATATTGGCTATTTCCTCTTTTACGCGGACAGAAAACTTTGCCATCTTCCATGACTTTTTCAAGCTTTCAGACCAGGTGTATTTTCCGGTCTTGTAGAAGTTGTGAGCCTTTTTCATTATGTCTGATAAATCGTACTTCATATTTGCTTTCTTTATTTATTTTCTTATCTTTGTATTTACTTTAGTTTTATAGCCTTGCTTAAAACGTTGTTTAAAACAACAGTGCAAAGATACTATCTATTTTAGAAAGCACAAAGAAATACTTTCTTTTTTAGTTAGTATTTTATATGTTATAAAACATGTTTTTAGTAAAACTCTGATTAATATATTGTTATGTTTGAGTTTAGGACAGCATCGAAGGGGAGAAAGGAGCATCCTAAGGTAATAATGCCGGAGGAAAAGGATAAAATAGTGCATGAACTTCTTAATAAAGAAGGAAATGGTTTTTATTTTGAATATAAAAATGTCCCAGACCTTAATATCAGTATGGTGCAATTTGAAAAAGTGATGATTGAACTTGAAGATATGGGGATGCTTAAAATTGAAGGTTATAAGAATGGCGGTAAAATATATCTTAATTCAAAATTGGATACATTCTACCGCTATGGGGGATTTAAGATGCAAGACAAAATACTTTCAAATGATTTGGAGAGACTAAAACTTGAACTTGAATCTCTTAAAAAAACGGTGGAACCGCCCATTTCGGAGAAAGTAAAAACCATCACTGAAATTGCGGCATCTATTACATCTGCATTGGCTTTTGCTTTCGGGAGGGTACAGCCCTAAATGTTTTTCAAGAAACGTAATAGGTGATTCTTTTTCACTGTCGCTGCTAATTTCATGCAGTGAATGAAATATTACTTCACCGTCTTCGGCGTTTGTAACGGTTCTCTCTACATTAAGGCTGTTTTTTCCCTCAACGTATCTACGGGAAATTGTAATTGTGTAATTAGGTTCATTTTTCATAATTCGTTCTTTGAAATGTTGTACAATCGGTTATTATTCAAATTCAATGTATAATATCTACTCATTGTCTTGATATTTTATATATTAAATTATCACGCACGTATGTGTTTATATACGCCATGTAATCCCATTCTCTCTGTAAATAATATATGTTCCCAAAATAGAAATATCATAAATAAGCAGCGTTAATGGGATTATCAAACGGATTCTCATAAACAGGATGCTTGGACACTTTGAGATTTGATGATTCTACACGCTTCTTGTGATTATAAATAACGTGCTTATATTTCTCGGTAGTCCCTCTGTCGCATATAGAGTAAGAACAAGGAATGACAATCCATCCGCTTCCGTCTTTGGGGTTATAGATAAAATGTTTCCTTCCCGTTCTTTTGCGCCACTCTTCAACGGTGTTGGCATTCACGGTATGGATAACCATTTCCCCGTGCGCCCTTGTCTTGGAGATTACTCCGTTTCGGAACATTTCATTCATCAGTCTGTGTGCGGTACTTTTGCTTGAACCGGATATATTTCCAAGTTTGCGCAAAGTCAAATCCTTGGTAAGGGCACAACGTTTTTGTTTCGGTTTCCCGTTACTCTGCGGAAAGTTGTCTCTATCAATAGAATTGACTGCACAAAGAAGCATAATACAGTTCAGCTCATGCACAAGCATGCGAATTGAATATTCCTTCTTATTCAGTTTATAGCAATAATCAGAGGTGTAAATAAAAGGCGTACGCCCTATTGACCTTTTGATTTCCTTGCTTTTAAAAGTGTTTGCAAGAAAGCTGCCTCCTTTTACGGAAAACAGAAAACTGTCGTTTAACGCTCCGTTAATAAGGCGTTTGGCTTTATCGTGAGAAACATGAAACAGTTTCATCACTTTATAAGGGGTTACATCGGTAAGTACAGAATTTGAATACAGACACTTGATGCCAATAGCAAAGGCAAGCAAGGCTGAAAAAGAATTGCTTGCCTTGTATCTTTTGATTATATCTATTGGTATATTAAGTATGTCCATTGACCGATTGTATTTTATATAAAGAATGAATCCCGTAATAGGTAGCAGCTATCACAGGATTCATCTCATATAATTAGCCCGGAAAGGGGTAAGTATAAACAATGTCAATCGAACAACTGCTACTTGTTACGTGTGCAAAGATACTATCTAAAATGGAAAGTAAAAATAAAAACGAAGCAAATCTTAGTGATTTAACAAAAAGATTTCTAGAAGAAGTCGAAAGGATGGGAGTATCTTTCTATAATATAGCGAAGAGCACTGGGGTTAAAGAGGCTATGTTCACTAAAATAAAAAGGGGGATACAAGAGCCAAGCAAGAAGTTCTTATCTAAGTTTGCAGAATGTTTTCCAGATGCAAATATGAAATATATCTATTTGGGCAATGAAAAAAATAATGCCGAACATGATATTAATAATGAAGCGTTTAACGATTACACTTATCGTTTTTTAGAGACGATAGAAAAGTTGGAACTTACCGATTATAAGGTGTGGAACACTTTAGAAAATTTATCAAAGGCCACCATGTCTAAAATAAGACGTGGAATATGCGGTGTGTCTATGAACACGTTACAAGAGTTTTGTCAAATGTATAAAGTCAACGCCAACTACATCCTCACCGGCAAAGGTCCAATGTTCCTTGACAATGAAACTTCACATTCGTCTTTGTCTGAAAAAGATGTGGAAGATTTGCCATCTCCGGAAACTGCTGAATACTGGAAGCGAATGTATGAAACGACAGTAGTCATGTATGAAGCGCAATTTGAGGATTTACAAAGGCGATTTAACGCTCTGAACAAATCTGTGGAAGAAATACAAGACCTATTCAGTGTGAGAAGAAAGGCTGTTTAATATATATGTTTACAAACATGTTTTGAAATAAAACTTTTTCAATATAAAATTTGTTGATATTTTATTTCGACAGGACACAAATTATTAATTTGAAATATAATGAATGAAAATGTAAATCTAATGATGAAGCACATGCTCCGTCTTGCAGAAGCGTATGAGAAATTACTTAAAGAAGTTGCACAACTGAGGCAGGAAGTCACAATACTGAAAGGCGGAAAGGTAAAGGAAAAGAAAATTTATAATATGAAGATTTTAGGCAGTCAGGTTGGCGGAAGTTGATACAAAAAGCGGAAATGTGCTTCATCATTTGGTTTATGTAAAATAGAATAAACAAATAGTTTATTTACCCCGCCCGCCGTATTACTGGCGGGGTATCATAACGTAAATGTTGTTATTTATAATTAGTCTAAATTATAAATAAATCTGTCTCACATTTTGGTTACATCCTTATTTATGTCTTATTTTGTAGCGAAATATTGTATTACGAAGTATAATACAAAAATAGTGCTGTAATTGTGATGTTATTAACAATGTTTATAGCGTTGTTAATGGTGTTGTGTTTAAGATATGTTGTTCGTTCGTTCTTTCTTATATTATAGTATCATAGTATCAAAAGGATATGGGAAGTGTTATAGAAAACAAGAAAGTTAATGTTATTACAAAAAATCGTCAGGTAAAAACTAAAGGCGATAGGTTAGGATGGACTTTAAGGAGTGAAGTTAAGCATGTTCCTTTACGCGGAGTAGTTGGTAGAGGAAGAATTGTTAGTGAAACGTGCTGTTTTATTTCAACCACTGCAAAAATGATTATGTAAATGTTCGATAGGGTACAGCCGTTTGAATTAAAATATATACAGAAAGCGTCTCCTAAAGAGGGGGACGCTTTTGATTTCTCGTTAATATATAAATTTTATACGGACAAGACGGAAGAGTATCAGAGATTAAAATATATCATCCGAGCAGAATCTTATGATGATGTTTTTGCAATAAAATTCTATGCTGCAAGAGATAGGAAATTAGATAATAAATATAATAGGATTATTAAAGTTCACGGCTACAAGGGAGCAATGGGAATATTTATTACCTGTGCTTCAGTAATTCCTATGATAATCAAAAAATATCCTAATGCTTCTTTTGCTGTAAATGGAGCAGAAAGTATGGATATGGAAAGTGATAAAGTGGAAGAGAGAGTAAACAATCAAAGATTCAGAATATATAAAAATATAGCTTTGAACTTATTCGGAAGGAAAATGTTTGAACACATTGAATATAAGAATGTAAGCTCCTACATTCTTGTAAATAGGAAGAGTTGCCAAGATGTTCAAGAGAAGGCGGAATGTATTAAAGAAATGTTTTTTAGCAGAGGATTTGAAGGGTAGAATTAGCATTGTTGAATAGGGTTAAAAATAGAATGTATGCAAAATGTATGCAAATTGTTTTTGTATGTAAAATAAATATTTGATATATAGTATTATAGATGCACTAAAAAAGAGCTTCCCAAGCTGAGGGTCACGAGTTCGAGCCTCGCTTGCCGCTCTCTTGAAAATCAGATAGTTATCGCAAGATTACTATCTGATTTTTGTTTTTAGGCAATGGCAGTTGAACTCGCAGTTGACGGGTCAACGTAACAATCTGAGGGATTTTATATTTAAGCATATAATTTAGCAAGTCTATATAAGAAAAGAGCTCTATCTCTTACTCCTCTGAACTGTGCTCTAAATGCTTTGATTTTAGCATTGAATGACTCTGCTGCGGCATTGGTTGCCCTCCTTTCAAAGAAATTGATTATATCCAGATA